ATTCAAGTAGCAAGGGTGGGTATTACTGTTGGTGCGGTGAATACTTTGACACCCAATAAACTAACAGCAAATCAATTAGATTGGTCTTGGGAATTTACAGGATTGAAGGATGAGGCACACGTAGGTTAGGTGAAAAAATGGGTATAGAATTAGTAAAAGAAGACCAATTAGAAGCAAGCCAAACGCTTAGATTTTTTGCCAATGGAAGCGAAAGGCTAACTATTTATAACAACGGAATATCCACATTTAGAAATTCAATAAATCTAATTGCTGCGGCTTCAACCCCAACCCTAACTATACAAGCAGACACAAACACAAGCCCTGCGCCTGCTATTAGGTTGATGAGGGGGACTAATGACACATTCGGGGCAGACAGTTATACCGATTGGGAAATCAAAGATTCGTACCACTTGCTATTTTCTGACGGGACAAGTGGGACTACTACAGAAAGATTAAAGATATGGGCTGACGGTACGGGACTAACGATAAATAACGCCTATAAATTACCGGGCGCAGATGGTAGCAACGGGCAAGTGCTAACTACAAATGGTAGTGGTGCAGTCTCTTGGGCAGCAGGTGGCGGTGGAACAGACTCATTCCTTATCTTCGGTGAAGAGGGAGATGAGTATTTGAATGAGGGGGGCGCAGGCAACGCTCACGGTTTCTTTGCCGCTTATGGTAATGGTGTGCATAATACTACTAAATCTTCAACGGGGGCAGACTTTGGTATTCCTGTAGGGTGTGATTGCACGCTAAAAGCAGTCCGTGTGCATTGTGGTAATAAAAACTCAGATACAAATTCCGGCACTATCACTTTTGATATTTACAAGAATAATTCTGCTGAATCTAACACCTTTACGGGCAACGCCACAGGTAGTGGCGGTAATGCTTTTATTATCTCTAAGACAGACTACAACATTAATTTTTCGGCAGGCGATACATTTAACATAAAGGTGACAACCCCTACGGCGAGCAGTTATACAGCACAGGTAGGGCCAACTAGAATGTCAGCATACTTTGAGAGGCAATAATTATGGGAATAGAATACGATACAACACCACTAACGGCAGAAGAATCTAGGAATAAGTTTAGAGCAATAAGAGATAGCGCACTTGAGAGATGGGTAGATTACTTTCAGATGAAGCCCCTGCTTTACGACTCTCTTTCTTCTTCTGAGAAAACTGATTTGATAAACTACAGGCAGGCTCTATTAGATGCGCCCGCTACTCTTCTTGCTGAAAAGGGTTCGGACTTTGTAATTTACAATTGTTCTACTTACTTACCCGTACAACCTGCGTGGTTTGCAGACAAACACCCCACAGGCAGGCTACATACCCCCGATAACAGGGCATAGTCCTTAAATAGACTACCTAACCCTATACCCCTATGAGCGAAGAGATAAGCGAGTTAGAGCAAATGAGGTTGGTAGCGTCAGACCGTTTGGTTTGGCTAAGACTACTTGAGAAGGCCGTTAATGATATTGACGGCGTGATAGGCAGTCTTAAGAACGATGTGGCCGAGATTTCTCGACAGGTAGCAGCAAGAAACGAAGGTTTGACTCTTGCCCCTAGCGAGGAAGAAACTGAGGAAGAGTCAGATGACTGATGTAGACGGGTGGATGCGTTGGATTTTGGAGAAAATCGGTGCGATTATCCGTTGAATCATAGTGGTACGGCGATATTATGGCTAAAAGATTTGGAAAAATAGTGTATCAACCCCCGGAAAAGTCTTTCACAAAGGTAAACATTGAAGAAACACCCCACGGGTATAAGATATACAGAGAAGGTGACGAAAGAGCATTTACAGTAATCCCTTACTCAGCAGTAAAACAAATAATATATGATAGGTGAAAAAAATGAGTGAAAATAATACAACAGTAGCGGAATGCGTAGTAGACTGTGTAGAGGCTTCTTCCGGCCTACTAGATGACATTGAGATGGTTCTAGTAGCGGGCGGTGCGCTTCTCGCTCTCGGCGCATGGGCTTACAAGAAATACAAATCAATGATGGCAGACGGCAAGATTACTCTCGATGAATTGCTTGACGCAGTAGATGAGGCTAAGGACAAAGTAGAGGAAGCCGAAGAGCATTTAGAGGTTCTTGAGAAGGCTTACGATAAATACAACGTGTCCGAATTGAAGGCCATGCTCAAGGAAAAGGGTCTTCCTGTAGGCGGCAAGAAAGCCGACCTGATTGCTAGGCTTGAGTCCAATGAGTAAAACCAATAATTGGTATGCTTGGATGCAAGAAGAAACCCTGCGTAGCCGTGACAAGATTAAAAACCTTGAAGAAACACTCGCCTCATATCGTCAATCGCAGAAGCGTATGCTTTATGGTATTATAACGGTGGTAATTATTTATGGTGTATTATTGTTCTTCAAGTGATGTAGGCTCAAGATTAGGATTAAACAACGCGCAGCGTACTCAAGCGTCTAGCAAAATAGAGGCTGCTATACGCAGAGCGTCTATTGAGATAGACCAAGAGTTTAGGGATTACGGCAGAGATGCCCCTAGTGCTGAAAGCGGTGAAACTACTACTACAGGTGCAGTCAGCGTAGGTGCAACCACACTACCCCTTACTAACGGGGCAGACTTCGCAGTTTCCGGTAGTGGAAATATTAACGGAGATACATTCAAGTGGACAGGCAAGGATGGGGCTATCACAAGCATCACTCTTGCCAACGCAGGTAGTGGCTATTCTATGAGTGCTAGTAAAACTTTGACGGCTACAGGTGGCACAGAAATTAGTCCCTTCGCGGGGACTTATGTAGTAAGTGCTACCGTTGCTTCTATTTCTCTAGGTGGCTCTAATCAAAACGCACGCGACCAAAGTGGCGGTCTACATGGGCCGGGTACATTTACTCTAAACGGTGCGGCAGGCGGAACGTTTACGGTTGCTGACGGGGTAATATCTAACATTCAAATCACAAACACTACTAAGTTTTCTTCTGCGCCCACAGTAGCACCAAGCAATAGCACATCTTTTGGTGATAACGTTTTAACTGCGGTATTAGCAAGCACGGGAGTTATTTCTAGCGTAGCCATAACTTCGGGCGGAGTATACTCAGTAGCACCAACCGCGATAGTCATATCAGATGGTAGCGGCAGTAGTGGTTCTGTCACATCAGCATTCACATTTAATCGTCTAACAGGAGTCACCAATGTTTCTGTAGACCATGCAAGCGGGGCTACAGTCCAAGAGGGTGATATGGCTCATGTGCTAAGAGAAGTGTGCGCTGACTTGGCTGCTGCCTTCTACATGGAAGACGAAGGAGGAACGATAGTGAGCGAGCAGGGGGGAACAGTCCTGAGAGACAGAGGTACACTCAACCTAAAGAGGCTTGCCCATCTTGGAACGGCTCATTAGGTGATATGATGGCAAGAGCAGGCGCAAGCAAAACCATGACTCAACAGGAAGCCGGAAGGCTTCTCTCTAAGAAAGTAAAGAAGCACTTCGATGAGTTTGACCGTGAGCATAGAAGAAAAGTCGCCAAGCAGTTAAGAAAAATAGGGATAAAAGAAAAGGCCAATATGAAAGACAGAATCATTAGAAACAATGGTCGAATAAAAGGTAAGAAATTGATGGGTGGCAGAGATGCTAGAAAGATTGCTAGAGCCGTGAAAGAAGACTTGTCAATGAGTGGAGATTCGGGTGACTACGGTGCTTTATCTCTTGGAGTGAAACGCCCGGTTAGAGGTTATGGTAGAAGAGAAAATTTTGATATGGCTCAAATGCTTATGGAAGGAAAAGAAAAAGGTAAGAAACCTAAACTCACAGCACTAGCAAAAAAGCAAGGTAGAGACTTTATCTTCTTTGGCAATTGGCCTAGTATAAAACCCATAGTTAGAAAGTTTAGGACTAAACCGAAAGACGGGGTAAGCGAAGAAATAAAAGGTAGGTCAGAGTTTGGCGGTGCTTTCTATTTCCTAGACCAAAGTATGATAAACATCGAGAGAAAAATAGTAAAAGAATTACCGCCATTGATAAAGAAAGTATTTTCACAAATAGATATTGAAAAGGGGAAGTAGTATGGGTATAGCATCAAAAAATGAATTTTGGAACGCACGCATGACAGGCGCAGACCCGGCTAATCCCGGTGGAAACAGCAACGATGTTTGGGCAGGTGGTAGTGGTTCTGCAAGCGGTGGAGATTGGGTTATTACTAACGGCACATGGACTATTAGCCCTGATGCTACGGATTTGTCTTATACTCTCTTTGCTTGTTTTACTTACACCACAGCACCGGATGATGGCGCAGTCTTGCTTTCTCTCGACAACGGCACGCATAAAGTAGAGGTGCAGTCTGACGGCACTACTACAGGGCTTAAAGTAGTGGGTGCTACCACGCAGACATTCTCGGATTTAGATTTAAACCTTGCTGACAACACTTCTGTTCCTATTATGCTACGCCTTACTTTAGCAGAAGGCGGCGCAGTTAAGTGTTATCGCTACGAGATAGAGGAAAACGATGATGCTGTTATTGATTATATTAGTATAACGGGCGCAAGCGGTTCTGCTCGCGCTGTTAAGTGGGGCAACACAAGCGGAAATGTCAAGTGGCACACCATTTACTACAGCAAGTTTGGTGCTTTTGGCCCTAGAGAATTGATACCCTCTAACTTTGCTCAGGATATTCATGTCAGAATGGCTTTGGCTATAGTAGAACACCTAAAAGACAGCAAAAAACCATACCTTAAGACGCAAGTAGACGATGCTAACATAGTGTTTGCCTACGATATATCCCCTGATAATCTAAGAACCATGCAAACGCCTTCTATCCATGTGTATGTTGAGAACATAGCATCGCCTGAGTTTGACGCTTTAGGCGGCACTTCTATAGAGCAAAACTACGATGTGGATATATTTGTCACCACAAAAGGTACTAATTATGAGAATGCCTATATGCTTGCCCTTAATATCTTAGGGGAAATCTTCGATGAATTGTATACTTCTACGGGACTAAGCGGAACAACCGATAGCCTTGAGTCCCACGAAGCAAGATTAGATACGCGCGTAGATGATGACGAAATAACCTGCACCCATCAATTAACTATCACTTATAGGCGTAGGATTAAAATGACTACGCGGTAGTTATGTTTATAGCACACTTACGGACTACGGAGAGCATAGAGGTATCAATATGGGTGTAGAATGGCTAAATAGATATGTGGCTCTCGAAAAAGAAGATAACTACGGCGTAGAACCGGGTACAGTAATCAAGATGGCAATAGTAAGCGGAACGACAAATAGCGGTTGGAGTAATAACGCAAGCGGGACTTTTACTATGACTTCCGCAGCAGGCGGTTCGGGCTGTGCCGGAACAGTCGGTACAGACGGTTCGGGAGTTATTGATGAAATAACTGTGACTGACGGTGGGCAGAAGTTTTCCCACAATGACGACATAGCATTTACAATGACAGGAATTGGAAGTGGAACGCTAACAGACGACTGCATTACTCTTTACATTGGCGGTCAGCCCGGAGATGACACCACAACCGCAGGCAGAACCACAGGTCTTACTAATGGCGGAAACAACACCAACGGTATTATCTACGGTGAGGCAGATGACGAGTCCATGAAGCAGACTTTCGAATTGCTAGGCAGGTCGGACATGAGCCGACAGGTAGCATCAAAGGCTGTGACAAACACCCAATACGGTGAGGGGACAATCAACCTAGCCGTACAGCCGGATGACTTCATGGGCAACATAATCTACGCTTTCCTTCCAATCGAGGAAATGCTACCTAAGACACTAGGTAGTGCTGCAATTAACGCAGCAGGTGGTGGAGGAACAACCGGAAACTACATTCTTGAGGTGACAGCCGGAACAACCGCTACAGAAAATGCGCAGGTAGCAATTACTGTGACAAGTGGTAGCGGCATGACAGCAATAAACATCATTAATCCGGGCAAGAACCTATCAGGTACACTTTCAGTAGTGTCTTTCACTAAGGACAAAGACGGAAGAGCAACCGGACTTACCGGAAGCCCAAGCCTTACTCTTGGATATGGCTCAGGTGCTAACTCACACGTTTTCAACGAGCCTACTCTTGATACTCACGCATACCCATCATACACGATGAGGGTTGGTCGTGAGGGTAAGGAACACACCTTCACAGGAATGGTGGCTACTAAACTCGCCATTAGTGCAAACCTAAACGAGTACGTGATGGCTTCCGTTGATTGGGTAGGTAAGAACGAAGAGACTCCTTCTACTCTACAAACCAACGTTCCTTTCTCCGGTCTAAACACAGACGCACTTCACTTCGCTGACGCAGAGGTTTACTTTGCTAACAACGCTAACAAGACTATCAAGGTGCAGCAGATTTCCTTTGAGATAAACATTAACAGAGATAACGACTCTGCTTACGCTGTAGGAAACAGGTCTTTCACCCGCGCGCCCCCAACGAGGACTAGGGAGATTACCGGAACGATGGAGTTTAACGAGGTTATCCACACTACTACTACTGCCGAGCCTACTTACGCTGAATTGACAGGTTCTTCTGTTAAGATTCTACAGCCTGACTTGGGTGCAGGTGCTATACGCATCAAATTCAAGAACGAGGCAGGGACAGAATACATGGAGTTTGAGTTTTACAACGTAAGGTTCGAAGCACCCGAAGCATCGGTTAGCGGGCGTGACCCAAACAGAATGTCTGTAGGATTCCAATGCTTCTACGATGCAAAGAGGGGCGGTGCGCAGAAGGCTGTGCAAGCACTTCTTGTAGGTGCAACAGGCGGGGCTATCAGCACTACCGCTTACAGCGCATGAGGTGATTAAGAATGGCTAAAGAGATACAAATAATTTGCTTAGACGAAAACGGCAACCCATACCCTGAAAAGAAGGCCAAGAAAAAGGCCGCACCTAAGAAAGATTAAATTAACGAGTAAAGTTAATATGAAAACTTTTATTAACTCTATAGGGCTTTGGGAAATTCAGGAAGACGGAAGTATACGTCTGATTAGAGCAGCGAAAATAGATAACGAGAAGAGTGAGAGAGTGAAAAGATATGCCTGTAGCAGAAAAAGAAATTGAATTAGATGATGGAAGTAAGATACTTGTTAAGCAAGCATCCGGTAGAAAGAAACTAAAGATAGAGGCACTACAAGCCAAAGTCTTTAGGCAGTTTAGGGACAAAGGCGACCCTACAGATTGGGATGTGTCAGTCCACGAAGAGTTTTCTGATGCGCTAGACGAAGCGGGCGCAGGTATAGAGGCTCAAGTAGAGGCTTGGCTTCCTGACTGCATTATGACAGAGGGAGTAGACCTAGATGACCTTACTACACAAGAGATTATGCTTGTGCTTAATTGGGTCAGGGGAGACACGGAAGAGGCTTCAATCCCTTTGGACTCTTCGCAAGAGTAGCCCCCTCTCTTTGCATGGCCTTTAAGGGGGTGCTTCCCTCAGATTTGTGGGACAGGTATGACCGTGAGGATGGGTTTCACCGCCTTATGTTAGACATTGAAGTGGCTAATGAAATAAACGACAAGGTATCAGAAGCGCACGAACAGGCTAAAAGCGGTAGCGGTGCTAATGCTAATGACGCTGCTGCTATGGTAGGCAGACGCAACAGACGAAGAGCCGCACGAAAACAACATTTAAGCAACACCGATGACTTCTTTAGTGCCGTAGAGAAAGCAGGCGTGCCTGTACGGGAAGAAGGTGGAGTGGATGAATAATGATAACGCCCTTTGATTTGCCACTATTCGGCAACCCTATAATGCTCGCCTTCTGCGGCGTATTACTTATTGTTCTCCGTGCGGGCGCATCAAGAGTTTTCTTCGATGTAGTGGGAACGTTTCAATCTCAGAAACTATTGGATGACGCAAGCGCGTCTATGACTACGCTGAATGCGTTAGCGGTAGACGGTCTTTCGGGGATAGAAGAAGCGGGTGCTTTGATAGCAGAGCAGATGCAAGCGGTTGTAGATGCTACTACACCACTTGCCAACGAAATAGAGATGGCAACAATTCAATTTGAGAAATTTATTGATACAAGCAGAGATGCTTCCGGTAAAATTGCTAAAGAGGTACAGCAAGTAGGTCTACAGTTTGGTTTTACCGCACAAGAATCACTAGACGCAGGTGCTAGAATGGCACAATTGTCTACTATAATAACGCAAGAAGCCGTGCCTGCTGCATCGGAAATGGCGTTGGCCTTTGGTCTTATTGGTGATATGTCTCCCGAAGATTCTATGAGAAAACTCATTAACTTACAGCAGCAAACAAATTTCCTATTCCAAGAAACTACACAATCTCAGTACGCACAACTAACAGCGACAGAAAGACAATTGCACGTTAGAGAAGAGATGGCTGTAGTGCTAAACCAACTTAACTCTGTTGAAGATAGGTCGGCAGCAACGATGGCTAAGATAACGGGTGTAATGAATGAGTTTGCTTCTCAGGCTGCTCTAACGGGTGAAAGCATAGGCATGATGGCTGCTATGTCGGCTACACTTATCGAGGCAGGTGAAGAGCAAGGTAAGGGTGGTCGTGCGCTTAGAATGATTTACGCACGATTGGGTGCTAATACATCGGGTGCTGCTGATGCTTTGAAAAACTTGGGCGTAGAGACTACTAATGCTGACGGCTCTCTTAGGTCGCTTTCATCTATTATGCAAGACCTACAGCCTATCTACGGTAGACTAAATAGCGGTCAAAAGCAGGCATTGGCTCAACAGGTAGCAGGCAACAGACACTATGTGCGATTCCTAAAGTTAGCGGAAAACTTCGATAGGGTTATTTCTCTCAACGAAGAAGCAGTAGGTCAAACTGCGGCAGTCTACAACGAAGCAGGCGAAGCAGTAGGATTCTTAGATACAATGATGAATAGCAACGCTGTGACATTAGAAAGGGTACAGAACGAATTGGATATAGTCAATGCTCAATTCGGTGACATTTTTGTTCCTAGTCTTATAGAGGCTACTGAATTTCAAAAAGAATTTAATATAGCCATGCTAAATATGTTAAACAATTTAGGCCAAACGAGTGACGTACTACAGGGCTTTGTGACTTTCCAACAAATTATGTCAAGCACTTTCGCACCTTTCTTTACAGCACTAATTAACGTTAAGGCTATGAACGTAGCCCTATCTACACAGATGCAAATTTCTAGGGCTTTGAGTGGTGTGCAGATTGGAAGAGTCACAAGAAGTGCGCAAGCAACAGCAAATGAAGTAGCGCAACAAGAGCAAAAAATTATACTCGCTAAAAGAATTGTAGGTCTAACACATGAAGAAAGGCAGGCAGAGTTAGAATTATTCCAAACACAAGCGACAGCAAACACCGCTAGAATGGAAGATATTAACAGAGAAATTATGGGGCTTGAGGAATTAAATTTTAAAATAAGGCAGGGGGGTCAATATGCGGGCGAGTCTGCTAACGTAAGAAGAGCCGCAGAACAGATGAATCTTGCCTTACTAACAGAGAGTAATTTTAAACAAGAGGTAGCCAATAGAGCAGTTAAAAACGGTACTGCGGCGGGAGAAATGCACCATGCCACTAAGAAGAAACTAGCAAGACTAGAGCAAGAATCGGCTGTGGCCGTAGACCGCTTAAACGAAGCAGTCAAAGAGCAAATCAGAATCCTACAGGCAGAAGGCAGAGCCATAAGTGCTACTACTTTGGCAAGAGAAATGAATATAGACCTTATAAAAATGGGTATTACACAGAAGCAGATAGATGCAATGGTGACTGATATTGCTACTGACTCTACTAAAAGATTCCATATGTCTGTAATGGGACTTTCTATGAGTTTTATGAAACTAGGTGGTATTCTAATGATAGCAGAAATGGCTATTATGATGTTTAAGGATGCAATACCCGGTGTTAGGGATGAGACACACGCAGCGCAATTAGCGATGGGGCTAATGGCTGCGGGTATGGCTCTTATGACGATAGAAATGATTATCAGCATGGGTGCTACTTATCAATTGGCGGCTGCTAAGGGCGCAGAGGCGGGTGCTTCTATTGCTGCTTCGATAGCAAGCGGAATTTTAACCCTTGCGTTAGGTGCGCAAACTGCTGCTACTATCTCTGCTACTACGGCCTTTACTATAATGACAGGTATAATATCGGGGGGTATGTTTTTAGTGGGCGCATTAGCAATAGTATACGCAGTAGACAAATTCTTAGTGCCTAAGATGAAAGAAGTGACTGATGTGACTTACGATGCTGCTGCTGCTATAGATGACGTATCATTCGATATGACAGACGCGGCTGCTCAAATGCAATTTGCTATGGATGGCATTGATTTCTCAGCCTTTGAAGAAGGTACAGATGCTATGGAACGCTTCTCTTCTTCAAGAGAAGAAATGTTCTTTGGATTCAAGGCGGGTGCTGTCACAGGTGACTTGGTTAAGCAGGTACAACAGGGCGGAGTAGAAAACTTTGTCGCTAACACGGAGATTATAATGAACAATAACTTTAATGGTATGACTACCGAAGAAGTAGCGGAAGAGATTATAGAGATGATTGAAAGGAAGGCGGGGCTAAGTGGTCTAAACGCTTCCGTAGTAGCGAATTAGGTGTTAGAATGGTAAGAGCAGTCAAAGACAAGTACGGCGCATGGTTAGTGGGCTACTACGATGACTTTAACGGTGCAAGAGCCGTGCCTAGCGATTTCAATAGCCCTGATAATACTTTTACGGGTGTATACACGCACGCTTATACACATTTCGGCAACCCACTAAACGGAGAGGCTACTCTTAACCCTCGTTTTAGATGGTCTTATTACGATAGATTGACAATTCAAAGTGCTTATGGTGCGGCAAATGCGGCCACGCAACCATATGGGTTTGCGCCTGACACTATGAGATTTCTCCACAACAAAGGTAATTTCGAATGGCTTTCTTATGACGGTAATAGAAACTATTCTGCTAAACAAATGGGCAGGGCAAAACTACAATATCCTGATGGGCATACAAACACTAACTTTTTTAGGACATTTCCGAGAACAAACTCACACCCACAACCCGGCGATGCCGCACAAATTATATGCAACGGGCATAATACTTTAGGAAGATATGTCATACCTACAGGCGATATAGATTCTTCGTTTGGCCGTCAGAGTATGACGGGTTATGGGGACAACACTACCTACAAAGCAGGCACAGCAGGTAAAAACTCATGGGTTAGGCTTGCTACTATGGAAGGTAGCGGTAGTGGTATCAACGGAAACACTTCTACTCTGACAATGGTTCGCAGAGCGCACCTAGCAGGTAGATGGATGGGTGAAACCCACTTGTATACTGATGCAGGTATTAGCAACGGCAGGCCAAAAAATATTTTCGCGCCCTTAGAGTCTCCTTCGGGTATGCCTTTTCTGTGCGTGCAGCAATACAACAGAACGGGTAGCGACAGTACGCCTGACCTACCTACAATTTATTATGACGGTGATTTACATTCAAGAGACACGCATGACATACTTACATTTAGGTTGGCTGTCCGTTCTTTTAACGGCGCAGGTAAAGTCACACCCAAAGTCACAATAAAGGCGGGCTACAGTAGCACATCATCACCCGCACTAGGCTCTTTTGAAAACGGATTAACAGGAAATCCCGTTGTTTCATTTGATTTGGCTTTAGGCTCTACTTATGATACTTGTCCCCTGCTATATGAAAACTCTTCTACTCGGTTGGCTTACAACAATAACGACTCTTGGTTAGATGTTGATGTGCATCTAAACTACGACACTCAAAAATTTGAAGTATACAGGGATGGCACTAAGATACTTGCTAACCAATCCTTTACAGGCTCTAATATCAAAGCAGAAGATATGTACGGGTGGCAGATTTTTATGCACCCAACAAGCGGAAGCAACAACGTATCTTCTACGCTGCTACTAGACAGGGCGGCGTTGTATAGACCCCTAACAGACGACCCTACGGAAAGAGACATTCCTCCTTTGACTAACATGAAAATGCAAACTACTATCAATGGTTTCAGCAATTGTCAGATAGAATTAATTGACGATGCTGATGATTACGACAGTATAGATGACTACGGATTTAACACGACAGATTACGCTCACAATTTTACAAGCGTAATGAGAGGCAACAAACTTAACGATTGGGGCTTAATTCTCTTCGCAGGTGGGGGTAGAACAGGCTACGTTGATGTGCCACATATTGACAGACCAATATGGAGAGGCGTTGTTTCTAGTATAAACATAAATCAAAAAAGAAGAGGTAGAGTAATTAGCATAAACGCAACAGATACTTTAACAGCAATGGAAAAGCAAATACCGTTGTGGGAGTTAGGGCAAAACAAGGACAAATCTACTGAGAATCAACAAGCGTATTGGGCTTACGATGCACAAGGACTCATGGAGGTCATGGACATGGGTACGTCTGTCCTAAAACAATTCACAAGCAAGATAGGCAGAGAGTTTTCTAATGATTACGAGAACATAGCAGACCAAAGAACACAGTTAGGTTCGGGTATGCCTATACAGATGTATAACAATGAAGATTCCTTTGGCCCTAATAGTATTTGGGAAGACTACGAAGGCATGGGTATTGATTATTTTTACAAGGACAACACCGGACTTCGTTTGGTTTTGTCAGGCAACCCCAACATGGGTTCTAGTGGAAATATAACCCTTAATTATTCCGGTAGAGCCGCATTAGATGGTACTACTGTGGCTATAACGGCACACCACAGCATTAACAGCGCGGGAGAAATAGTGACTTATAGTGCTACCGACCCCTATGAAGTGCTAACTGTAGCAATCGGTACAGGTAGCGGCCAACTAAATTGGACAGACGAATACTCTAACCTATGCTATGTAGGTAAATATGTAGGCCCGTCTATTCCGCACGATTATCCTGAGTTTGAGTTTTGGAATTTCCCTGACCCCGTAAGCAACGTACAGCATTGGAATAATTATGCTGATTTTATTGCGAATCACCCCGCTACCTACGAAAACGGGCGTGCTTCTATATCGGGTATAAGAATGACAAATCACGGGTGGGGCTATACTGTAGCAAACGGTTATTACACTACTGTTGATGGGGAAAAAGTAAGCAAGGGTACGATTAGTATGCCTGCCCCCGAAAATCCAAACACCGCTAACCCCGGTTCAGACCCACATTGGGAAGGGGAAACTGCAACAGCAGAATGGGAAGGAATAACACCAAGTTATAGTCTTAATGCACAAAATATCCCCTTTGTAAATCAATCAAGGTCTTCTTGGTATTACGGCAACATAGGCAAAGTCACAATTACCAATCCGGGCAAGGGCTACAGGGCTACGGGCGCAAACGAAACTTTGTTAGACAATTGGTTTAACACAGATAGAATAAATAACGCTGATAGTAAAAGCAACGATGGTATACAATCCTACCCTACTTCCGGTCTTGCTCTTCAAACTGTTAAAAAGCAAGGTTGGGGTGCAGGTACACAAACATTAGATAATTTGGTAGGTGGTGACTACGATGACCTTGTGGCGCAATCACCCAACGGTGATGGTGTATATCATTGCTCTTTGCCGTGGGTAGATGGACAAATACCGGATTCTTATGACCCCGGCGATGGCTCTATGCCTACCAACGGCAACGATAACATTATTACTAACGAGACAAACGCAAGCGGAACAGGTAATAACTTAGTTATTAAGTTAAAATTTACGGGAGGCACTACTGATACTGTAGTAGCCACGGTAATAAATGGTGGGCATGGATATGCCATAGATGACGTTATTAAGTGTAGGCTTGCCTTTAAAGAAACATCATCGGGCGATGGGCATTTCTGCTTTGTCACTCTAAGGGTGACAGCAATAGCCTCAGATTTCGATGCAGAGTTTGAATACGCACAGCAAGCAAGCACAGACTATCTAACATTCTTTTTCTCAACAGAAAGCGGAGACACTACCTTCCCCATAAACCCCGGTGACGGGTTTGTTATCAGCAATACAGAAACAAGCACTAATTTAGCCACAAGCGCAGGGGCTAAAAAGGCAATAAGAGGCAGACATATAGCCAAGACTGTTAGAAAGGTAATTAACTACCACGGCAACCCACTTGCTGCTGACAAAAGACAACGTTTCCTATGGCAAGTGCAAACCTATACGCCCCTACCTGACGGTTGGACAGATGGGACAATAGGCGATTTTGATTTGAAAGAAGGGCTATTAAATTCTTCTTATTGGGGAGGTACAAACCAACAATTGTCTTGGAGTAAAGAAAGAAAAATGATTATTACTTCCCCTACTCCCGCTTCACATACTGAAAGCATAAAAGAAAGACCTGTCCACGCTAAGTGGATGCAAGATTTACCACACTCTCTATACTTTAGATACCACTTTGCGCAGATACAATACACTCCACAAAGGTCTTTTGATTTGGTTGCCCAAGTAGATGCCGGGGCTACAGATATTGAGATAACACAGGCTACATACAACGCTATTCCTAACGCGGGTGTGGCAGTATTAGACCAAGCACAGGCAGCACTAACCTTTGAGGCACAGCAAAATCTTAGAGACTTCTTTATCTACAGATGTAAGTATTATGACGGTAGTAAATGGTGGATGGGAGGATGCAAATATGTAGCCCTTAGACACCCCCTTACCGTTAATGCTTGGAGTAGCGCAGGCTCTTTTGGTGCTGTTCCTACACAAATACACGTTATACAAAACCGTGACGCTTACAAACACTTGTGGCTTTTGTGGGCAGACATGAGAAACGATGGCACAGCAGATGCAGACGGCGGATTGAGAAAGAAAAACTTTGGTCTGAAATCTCCCGTGACAGACAATTATAGCCTACAAATTCAATTTGACGACCAAGTAGATGAAAGCGGAAACTACAAGAATTTTACTACACTAAAAATGAATGACGATTATGACTTGTGGACTTTGGATTCTACAAACGACCCCTCTACAGGAGGCGCATATTCAAAACCTTTAGACTATGACAACATGATTGCCGTTGCGGGTAATGATGTTAGCATTACTACTGCTAGTGGTAAGTCCTACATCTATATAGCCGATGCTAACCACGGCCTGTCTGTAGGAGACTATGTTGGTTTAATAAATTTTGGTACAGTAGATGGAGTATACAAAGTAGGTATAACGGGCAACAGCCCTGTAGGGTTTGGAATAGAAACCACACTTTCTGCAAGCCCCGTAGCAAGCGGAACAGTAGAAAAGCACTTTTTCGCTAAGACTACGGGTTCTGATGTTGCCCCCGCACAATATCAAGATTGGGAAAACAAAGGAGGTGCGCTTATGGTTGTTGATACAAGCAAATTCTTTAACCTTAATACTATTGCTAACAAAGGTATGGTTAATCAAGAGGGTGGTGGGCAGACAGACTTGGGAGATTACTACGCAGTAGGTGTTGGCGACCCGGTGTTGATAGATTCTTACTACAGAAACGCCGCTTCTACTTCTCTTACGACAGACAACGATTACCACAAACACACTAACCTAAACAAGTTAGTATCGGGCAAGACTTCTTTAGCAGATGGTCTTAACAAAGGAGAGTTTTGGTTAGAACCACTAGATACTACTATCTTTGACGACAACGGCATAGGAAGATTACTAGGCTCTAAAATAGAAACGGAAAACAGAAGTGAGTGGTTCTTCCAATGGAACGGTAAGATAGCAAGTGACATAACTGCTTCAAGCGTCACAGTCACAACGCCCGCAGAAAACGACCAACACTTTGTAATTACTAAATCCGGGGCTACGTTTATCTCTGATGGCGTAAAGAAAGGCGCGTATGTCCAAAACACATCTAAGCCTCTAGTTAGAGGCGTTGGTAATTCTTGGAGAACCGGAGATGCGCAAGACCACTACTATAGAGTTAAAAAAGTAGTTAGTGAAACCGTACTACACATAGAAAGAGTAATCTATTACTCATTTGAGAAGGCTCTAAACACAGAAGAAAACTCAGAGGGACTAACAAGCGGTTTGCGAGTTAGAGACTCCGGTTTGACTGCTGATGAAATAACAGACGGGTGGGCTACCGGCCATAACCTAAAAATACCTAAGCAATTATTTAATGTAATGCTAGATTCTGTGACAATAGCGACTACAGATAACGTGTGGACACAAAGCGGAATAGAGTCAGCATTAGTAGACCAAATGAGAGCCTTTGTGTCTTCCGGTGGTACTGCGCACCCACATATAAAAACCAACATAGACGAATCAGTATGGCCTGTTTTGACACTATACAATTCTGTAGCCAACGAATACGCCTACAGATTAATGATGAAAATAGACGGTAAATATCTAAATCTAAATAGCGGTACTTTCTATAACTCTGACAAAATGAGAGCCTTGTGGAACATGGGAATAATGGAGAATTGGCTTGCCAAAACTAAGATAACAAATATGTTTGATATAAATAACATACCCATTACAGATAAAATGACTACATACAACACCAACAGCGAACAAGACTCTTACGGTAGTGTGCTTGAGACTAACAGCAAGACTTTGATGAGAACCGTGGTTGATACACAAAAAGCGGGCGGAGTCGGCTTTAACAATTCTTTGTTTACATCTTTCTCTTGGTTAGTTGGTAGAGACAACAGGCTTGAGTTTAGGCCCAAGTATAATAGCGGTTATAGTTTTACTAGAAACAACGTAAATGTGACTGATTTTGCTATGTCTCAAAAAGAAAGAGTAGAGTATGTCAGATGCTTGTTTGATAACGGCAAGCAATTCGTTGATTTCCCCTCGCCCGCGATAGGAGATACTACTACGTGGAAAATAATCGAGCATGATAATGTAATAAGCAGAGTAGAGGCTTTGGGATTGGCAGAGCAAGAATATAACTCAAGAAAGAAAAACCCAATTAGCCTACAAATAGAGCCGTTGCCTCTCTTTGCACCGCAAGACGAAGATGTAATGCTAGACGGTGGAAAATACGGCTACATAGCAGACGCACAAGTAGCCTCTCAGGGTGATGGTGATGATAGTGCAAACACAGCGTGGTGTTGGACAATACAGGGTACGGGCGGTGTTATTTTCCCCGGCATGGTAAGCGGGCTTGACGGCAACATGGGTAATACAGTCACAAGTAGCACTATGCACACAAGGTACGGAGACAGCGATATAAATACAGGTACAGTAGCGCACAATGATAACTACACTACTTATGGCGCAAGGTCAGTTTCTTATGCGGTACAGGTAGTCCACGTAGGCAAAGACATACCAAAAGTAAGTGCCGACACAGGAGAAAAACTACGTGTAGTAGTTGCTCTAAAAACTCTTGCTGATGCAGATAAAACTACAGATATTGATAGCGCAATTTTTCAAGTATATCTTATTGATGCAGGCTACGACAAAGTATCTGCAAGCGGTTCTGTCACCCTAAATGGCTACATATCTTCTAACAACCATTATACTTCTGTGGAATGCAAGCATAACGGTTTCTACGAGATTGATGTTCCTTCCTCTTATCATTCATCAGGCAAAATTGTAATTTCTTTTAACGCTGATTATTGTCGTGACCTTCTTAGGACAAGATGTGGAGATATAAATGCTCAATCAAGCGGAGTGTATACTATTCTTACAAACGGACAAACACAAATCGGTGGTGCTACAGCAGAAAGCGATAGTGAAATAAGTCTTATGATTACTAACGGACAATATAATAACAAATCTATTTTCCCATTAGGCTGTAGAAGTTATCCGAGTTTGAAAGGAGGTATGGGCGCACATAGGTCGTTGTGGTATGCACCCGCATTACATATTGTAGACGACTTAAATTATGTACCCGGTACGTTTGTTAAATACACAGACGCGGGGCTTGATATTGACAACCTGACTATGGTTGTGACTGACGTAGATTGGCAAGTAGAAATGGGTAAAGAGCGTGTGCTACTAAGACTAAGCGAAGACGAATCTACAAGCAGTAAAGGTATTATGGATTACATCTTTGCGCCCCCAAAACTACCCAACCCCACGACAAGTAGTGGTGGTAATAATTCTGCTATAGCACCCTCACCACAAGATAATCTAACTACTGAGCCGGGTAGTGAGTATTCACCGGGCGACCCTGTGAATAATAATTGGACTGAGGCTGATGGAGGTAGCGGTGGTAGCGGCGGCTCTTTTAGTCCTGATTCTATAAACATGAATTCGTTTGACAGGGGTACTTACATGGCTATAATGAAGAATCTAATAGGTGGTGGAAGTGAATTCACAGCGCAGTATGCCAATAACATTTTAGGGCAAACAAAAACGTCTACTACCCCTTCTTCTATGCGTGGTATGACAGGCCCACTTAGAGTTCACCCTACACAGGGTTCAGCAACAAGCAACGGCAACGGGTTTGACCTACCCGGCAAAGGAAAAGATGAAGGAGTAGGTGCGGGAGAAATAGCCTTTAGCAAGAAAGAAATAGAGCATCAAGTAGAAGTAGAAATTAAAACACCAAAAGATGCTATAAGCGATGAAATAAATATTATGGCCGATGTTAAACTGCCTTCCTCTGCAAATACTGATAGGGCGGCCCTGTTAAAAATACACGCTAAATGTCTTGAGACAGGCGCAGAGTTTTCAGAAACACTTTCTGTTCCTACAGGTACTAAGAAAGCAAATATGCAATTATCTTCGACAACATCATTGTCGGGGGCAGGCACAAGCGGCAATACTTTAGTCTTTACATTTAGTAGGACACCCGGAATAGGAAATGACTCAGCAAATTACTCTACATTATCCGTGACAAACATGGACATTAACTTTAAGCGTGCGGCGTTTAACGCAGACAACAGAAGCAATGTGTTTTTGCCTTATCGTTAAAACTTTGTTCTCAAATCAAGGATTTTTTTCGCTTTAGTTCTACCAATGCCATTGATTTCCATAAGGTCTTTCTGAGTGCGTCTGCTGTGAAGTATTTGTGGAAGGCTGCCAAATTTTTGTAGCAAATCTACTGCCATAGCAGGTGTTATACCCGGTATACTTGTTAATACTTTGACGCGACCATCTTGTTTTTTTTCCTGACCTGCTTTCTTCACAAAGTCAGGAATGTTAGCCACGCCCGATTGCCCATTGACAGATAATTGAGTGTGATTGACTACTAAATAATCTACGAAAGCATCCATGCTATCTAACTGCATGAATTTTATCTTAGGGAAGCGTTGATAGAAGGTAAGTTTGAATTTCTCTATCACCTTTACCATCCTAGCCATTTCTATAGCCATGCGCTGTGCGTTTGGCCTCCCCTGCACATAGGGCTTTAGTTTAGTACCGTACACTATGAGGAAGGGCTTGTCAAAGTTTTCCTCTAAGTCACGCAATTGGTCTACTATAGTCCTCGTTCTTCCGAAACCCATGATAGACCTATACAAGTCATTGATTTCTTTAGCCTCTATACCCCATTGCCCTATAACATAGTCTGCGCTCTTGAGTCTTGCTACCTTTGCTAACCCCTTTGGGTTATCGGGCCAAAGACCCATGCGCAGAAGTATCTTATTTTGAACCTTCTCATTCTCTCTGTCGTCTATCACTAACATCTTAGTAGTGGTTTGCTTTAGGGTCTATTTAAGGACTGCCATTCACAATTCTTATTGTTTTTAGGGTAAGGTAAAACAGGATGCTTTAGTGTCGCAAGTATCTTTCTCTTTTCTCGCTTGTCTGTCAAGATATAGATGTACCTGTGCTTCTTCTTCAATTCCTTTCTTTCGTACTCAGGGTCTATTTCAAGCAGTTTAGAAGTCTTAACCGTACCGTACTTTGCCACCGCACTTCTTGGGTGCATCCACTCTCCGTTAATCTTATGTAAATAACCCTTAACTAACATGGTATTATTACCTTGATAAAGCCAATTGGTTGCTTGGTATATGATACCCAAGTGGTCTGCCATAGGGTCTGCATAACTGATAAGAACCTTAGTGTCTGTATTTTCCTTGAGCCATTTGAAAGTCTGCCCAATGAAGAAACTTTCACTATTCTTTGGTGCTTCATCTCTGAGCCAAAGCCTTGTCAATTCTAATACATCTTGGTTTTCTAATTGTGGGGAAATTGATTTCACCACTTGCCTACCCACAGGAAAACCATAAATCGCTACCCCATGTAATTCATCACCCAAGAATAAACCCAAAGCATAACGACAAGAAGACCACTTATGCGTGTAGTGGTTTGCTACTATGATTTCTTTCGCTATCGGCTTCTCAATAAGAGATATACTATAATCTAACATTTAGATTACCTTCATATAACTTTAAATTATACAGCCGTCATCGCCACAACAAGAAACAATCTTGGTGTGGCAATTTAGACAAGCCATAGAACCATGCACTTCAATGAATCCCTTAGTGCTTGCGCACATGGGGCATCTCTTCTGCTGTTTTGTCATCGTCATTTATTATAACCTCCATTTATTCATCGTGCAACCAACACGGCCCTGTGCAAATATTTCTTGCTTTGTACCAAGCCGTTGAAGGAGTGTGTTCGTAATCCATCATGCTATTAACATGGAATCTTGTAGTGCTTGGGTTGTAATCTCTCCAACCTAAAGTCTCTATGAATGCGCAAATCTTAGTGCTTATATCCATCTTCTCATCACGGGTGAGGGAAGAGGGTGAAGCAAACCACCGCAGGTTATCTGCTAAGTGTGTCACAAGAGCGACCCTAACGTGGTGTCGTGGGTTCTCATGTCTTATAGCCTTGTCAAGACAGGGAGGAATAGGCACTTGGTCTAACGTACCTATTTCTCCATCGAATACGTTTACTACCTGCTTCTCGTTTACGGGGTGGGTAGCAATCCATTTAGTAATACTAAAATTAGAGGCTAATTTTTCACCTCTGAATGGGTCAAATCTAAGCAGCGAAGTCTCCGGCTTAGTAGGAATCTCATAGTTGAAAGGGTCACTAAAGAAAGCGTCTTTGTCAATATTAACAGCCCACTTCTTGCGAGTGACATTATATGTGTCGGGTACTCTTGTTAGTTTCTGTGGGTTGCCCACACCATCAAGTGTGACTAGACCCTTAGCAACGTCATTCTCATAGCGTATAATGTGTCTTCCTATAGCCTGACCCTTGACAGGCTCAGAGAACATTTGGTGAACGTGGAATCCTCTACCTGTGAATACCACTCTAACATCTCCCTGTAATTTAGAGAGTAAAGTATACACATCTTGCTTGACCTGCTCTATGTCATGCTCAGGCGTAGTGTCAAAATCCCACCACGCCCTATCCATCACTACTGAGTCGGGGTCATACTTCCAAGAGCGTGTAGGGTGTCTGCGCTCAAAGGAATAGAGAGAAGTATACACCGAAGCCTTGCCGTTTATGCGTGTAATATAATCGTCAAAGATATTACGACTGTCGCATAAATTACGGCGTAGCCCAATCTCCCTAGGGAAAGTCAATAACATACTTTCACCTTAACTTGTAAAAGGCGTATGCGCCTAACATCAAAAACCCTATCTGTGCAACCAAGAGAGGAAGAAAGTCTCCCCACTCATACTCTATTTCATTAATCCAATCTGTTTTTATTTCTATCATTCTAGTGTCACCTCTTGTTGATGGCCGCACTCACAACCACCTATAGTTATCATCTCCGGCTTCTGTCCTTCCTGTCCCATCACACGCAGAACATCTTCAAAGCCCTCCCAAGCATCATCCTTACCGCAGGCAGCACATACTATAGTCTTTACTGCCATGCTTCCATCTCTCCTGTTAATTCTGCCTCACAATTTAAGTGAAAATCACACCAAACCGGACAAAAATATTCGTTCCAATTCATCGGGTAATCTTGGAGTTTCAAAGAGTCTATAGTGTCATATAAATTGTTCTCAAAGGCATTAATAGAGCGAGTCATAACAGGCTCTAATAACGCCCAACCGCTATTTTCAGGAAGCCACATGGTTTTACCGCGCTTCTTATATTCATCAAGTAGTTTATCTCCGTCTACTGCCTTGTAGTCGGGACACAGGTAAAGGAAGTGTGTCACTTCATCATAACCCATTAACTTTAAAAGACGGTTATAATAAACCAATTCTTTTCTCGTTCTGCCTAACTTACCCATATTCATTTTACCTGTCTTTAACTCTACAAGTATCAATCCGCCTTGTGGGTGTCTAAGCACACCGTCTATCATCCCTACCCATATCACAGGCTTCATACCACTAGCGGTAGTCAATTCCTCATAGACTTGGTGCTTAACCTCTGCTTCCACTACGTCAAAAGAGCCTAAATCGTTAGCAATAGAATGTAGCATCTCCGACAATGACAACGCACCCTCATCATCTTCCATCCCCTCTGCTATCAAGAATCTCTCCATGTCTTTAGGCTCGCCTAGTATACCATGTTCCATAGCGGCGTGTATTATACTGCCTCTAATAGCCTCTTCCGTTGGTGGGGGCGAGGGAATGTCTGCAACATAACGCCAATAGAATTGTCTAGGACACATCAAGTATGTCATAAACGAAGACTTACTTACCCGTAATATCTCGGAAATATTAGGGTTATAAGAAGAAGCCTTTGACTGCTCATCTGTTGCTCTCACTCTTCCTCACTACTCTTTCCTTCATCCCAATTGACAAAATCATCTATGGTCTTTTGCTCATCAGTATTCAATGCCTCACCACAAGACGGGCAATGTGTAGACGGTGGTAGTAAATCTAACTGTGGCTCAAATAGGACTTGTCCACAATGGGGGCAATTGTCTTCCTTGAGTTTGTCTAAATCCTTAAGCAAGGCATACATAATACCGTTAAGTCTGCCCATGTCATTCGTCACAGCGTTTACCAATTCGTTAATCACGCCTTGCATCTGCGCTATACTCTGTTGGTTCTGCTTGGCTGTCGCCTTACCACTACTCTTCCTACTTCTCGTCATAATACTCGTTCTCCATTTCCGCCTATAAACCTACGCATCATACCCAAGACAAATGACCTAATCCCATGTAGGCGTTGAGAAGTCGTTGCGTAGACCAACCCATCATATCGTAGTAGGGTCTTAGTTTCTGCAACACAAATCTATCGCACATGGTCTTGTACCCAACCAAAGCAATCCCGTCTAAATCTGACGGCTCATCGAAGGCTAAATACTTACCGTTGTCGTCAAGTATAACCTTAAAATAAGAGCCACTTCTATAACCCTTGCCTAAGTATTCGTTAGCCCAAGCCGCCGCCGCGCTAGGGCCGGACAGCACCTTGTATTCGCTCAGGTTCTTCTCAAGTTTGCCCTTCATAGCCAAATCATCTACGCTTATTTCCTCATTAACTATACTGTTTATAATTGGTATTAGCATATCGTTTACTTCTTCTTCCTCTCTATTGGCAAGTATCATGTTAATCGTTTCTGACATGACCTCTTTCATAATAGGGGGCATCCTAGACTGCTTCAATTCTATACCCTTAACATAAAGCGTGGGTTCGTGAGCGTTGCCATCAGTCCAAGTCACCCTTCCGGCGTATCTATTCTTAGCCATCAGCACCATGCTCTCACACCACTTCTCAAACTCTACTTCAATGGGCTTCATTTTAGCGTTAATAGAGCGTATTAATGCCTCGCCCCTAGCCGGACTATCTATTTCGCAAAACACGCTGTCTGTGTGGCCGTAAATGACCTTATTTCCCTCTTCCTCGGCTATCATCTTGAGCCTGTTTAGGGTAGCCCTAGAAGTGTGGGTAATTGCCGCCGCTACTGCGGGGTGGTAAAGACCATATTTAGAATCTCCGGCAACCCCATACATGGAAGCGACCAAAGACTTACAAGCAAACTGCATTGTGTCCCATCGCTCATAGTTATCGGGGTCATGCTTCATCAACCGCTTGAATTTATTTCGCAGGTTAGTCATGTTATCCATTTGACGGACTAGCAAACCCTTCTCCTTTTGGCAAAAGTGCGTGCCGTTTCCACAGTCCTGTCCCTCTTCGGGCAATGCTAAAGTGTCCCAAGAAATATTGTAAAGGTCTGCGTTGCTGTGGTACATTGCTTTAATGTCTAAAATACCTACTTTGTTATACAGGCCCGCATCTACTTCCATAACGTCTGCGCCTTCGTATGCTTCGTAGCGGAAGAGGGGGTCAGTAGGAATCCTACCCTTGTTATCCTTATCTGTAAGCACCAAGCATGAGAACATCTTGGTAATGAAGGGAGTAGAGCGTATGTCACATTGGACAATGTGCTGTAGGGAAGTGTAGTAGTCAAGAGCGTTTACTTTAGCGTCTAATTTAGGTAGAAGTCTTACGTCTTGCCTACAATAGTGAATGTATAGAGGCAGGTTAGTCAAGTATGTGTCGTGGCCGTCAGGCAATTCAATCTTCTTTTCGCCCAAAGCCTCCATCGCTACATCGTCTAATTTCTTAGAAGGGAGTTTTCCATTCTTCAATTCCCATAGTTTAGTGAAGGCTAACATAAGGTCTATACAATTCCTACCCACAATTGGTTGTTCCCAATCTCTATAGGAATAGTTAAGGCGGCGCATAGGACTCATAGTGGTAGGCTGCACGCCTACGGCTCTGCACCTCTCTACTATCGTCTTAATGTCTGCACCTACTACGAACCAACCCGTAATAATATCGGGGTCTTGTAAGTCCATGTGCTTCAAGAAGTGAGTCAGCATAGCACGCTCTGACCTAAATCCAAGAGCCGGAGTATCATAAGTATAACCGCCAAATTCTTTGTGCTTAACATACTCTACCGAAGACATAGTTTTGTCTTGTAGGCTCTTATCCACAAACCAAACATATTCATTCTCGGTGAAGGAATCGTAAACTACTATAACCCTCATCTCATTGGTTGTGGGACTCCACTCGGCATCTAAATACCAAGTCCTATGCTCGTATTGCTTGAAAGGCTCTTCGCCATGTCGCAATCTCTCGGTCAGAACCCTATTGACAAAGGGAATGTTTGCCTCCCATGTCATAACATCGGGGTTCTGCTTCTTGAAATCGTATATGTCGCCCGCGTCTGCTACTGTTATCTTAGTAAGTTTCGTGCCGTATATGCAATTGTAGCCATCCTCTTTGTGTATGGCGGGGGCAAGGTCGGCATCAGAAGTGCTTACAAAAAAATAAGGGTTATAAGCAGAAATCACAGTCTCCTTTCTTCTGCCGTCTTCGGTACGTTCCCGCACTATGACAGTATTGCCGCGCGCCTTAGTGACAATCACCGTACACCACGCTTCCGTGTCTCTATGTTGTGCTTGTTAAGCCATTGGTTCACAGCCGCAGGGGTTATGTCAAACTCCATTGCTATGTCGGCCATAGACCTGTTCTCTTCTATGTATGCGTTTCTCAACCAAACAGGGTCACGGTAATGCTTGGGCTTATTCTTCTCTACTAAAGTAAGGTACACCTTATATTTACTGTCTTCACAAACAGCATCGCCCTCTACACCAAGCGCAATCATGTTTTGTATCGTATATTCTATGTCGCTTATCAACGTCATCCAACCTTCATCCATCTTTTTTCACCTTTATTTTATTGACGACTGAAAAACAAAGTCGTTGTCACCTAAATCTATAATCAGTTTGTAGCCCTGTCCGTGCTGACTGAAATCTAGGAAGTTTAGGTTAATCTCGCCATGTAGGTGCTGTGTCAATTGCTCTAATCCACCCTCAAAGGTGGCATCCATCTTGAAAGCACCCACGCCCTCACTTGGTAGGTCTAGTAGGCTAGTAGTCTGACCTTTCAATTCGTTGCCGACTCTTACTTCAAACCCCTTACTTGTTTCCCAATCGAAAAAGAAATTATAACGGTTAATCTTCTGACCGTTCATTGAATCGCACCGCAACGCTTCGTAGAGAGTCACGGCATCTGTCTTGAGTCTAAACTTTGTGGGTATCTTCTCGCCACCATCTGCTAAGTAATTCCAATCAAAGACACCAATAGACCCTCTCAAATACTTACGCTCTAACTTGTTAGCAACGTTCTTAGAAGTAGTGTGCCACTCCTTGAGTGTCGCAGGGTTATGTGGAAATGCAAGAGCATCGGGGGAAGCAGTCAAAGTAGTCTGCTTGTTAGAAGACTTAATGCGTAGTTTGTCGCCGTCTTGTGTAAGCGTAAACTTAGTGCCGTGGTATTTCAACGCACCCAAGAAAGTATTAATGTCAGTTATGTAAAATTCAGCATTAAACAATTGCTTTTTAGGGTTGTCAATAAGACAGGAAAATCTACTGACAGAAGTTAGACCGTCTTTCACAAGAGAAGTGACAGAAGCCTTATTATCTATAACCTCTAAAACACAGGACAACACTTGGTCTTGCGGCTTGCCCGCAACCATCTGCGTTCTTTTGACCTTGTTTAAAAGAATCGTAATAGCATCATTCGGTAGTGTCGCTTGCATCGCTCTTCACCTCATCATCTGTTATGAATGGCAAGCCAAACCATGTGACCTTACCGTTATCAACAGACAACACCGTGTGAGTCGAGCCAACGTACTCCATCTTCTGACCCTTCATCTCTTCAATCGTTGCACGGACACACCACTCCCCTTCATTGAGGCTTTTGTCACCCTTGACACCTGCGGCTAAGTCTGCTTTCTTCATGTATCTACTTAGGAATATCTGCTGAGAGAATCGGCGCATTGTCCCCTTCTCCCAATCGGGCCTCTCGCCCGTAGTCATTAGAACCTTCTTACCTGTGCCATCATCCATGTATTCTTGTATGGCCTTCAAGTGGAAGGTGTTGTAAATCTTAGCGACAGGCAGAGCGTGTAGCCTGTCAAGAACGTCACGGTTCATTCGGTTGCGCTCTCTCCATTCCTTTTGGTTGAAGGAATCATCTTCATTCTCAATGACACCCTTCTCAAGTAGCGACTGCCTCATGGCAAACTCGCACCACTTTAGGAAAGTAGAACCGCCGTCAAATATAATGCCACCCCATGTGTCAGGGGCTTCCTCAATCTCTTCTGCTAGTAGGTTAATGAACCACTTGGTCTTGTTTACAAGAGCGTGGTGGTCTACCGAGTTATCTTCGTGGTAGACAGAATCATCAGACTCATCGAGAATAGGAATCACCATTATGTTATCCTTGTCAGGGTAGACGTAATCTACAGTAGAGGAAGCAGAGTTATCTATGTCAATAATTGCTACCTTCTTGCCTGCGTCTATCTCATTGTTTAGGAATGAGAGAGCAAGACCTGTCTTACAGGCATTCTCATGGGCTACCAAAGCCATGCGGTGAACCTGTGAAGTCTTCTGCGACTGCTTGGCAGTCAATAGGTTTCTGTAATACTCTCTGTCGTACAGCGTCTTTGGTGCTGCTTCTGCTACTGTTTTCTTCGTGGTTGTCGTTCCTTGTCCCCAAGTCATATTATCACCTGCTTCTATCCGCCTATAAACCTAACTCTGTGGCAGAGCCACCAAAGCATCACTTAGTAAGACTAACTTTGCTATGGAAACTGCACTCCTAATAGAGTTAATCGTAATATCTACAGGGTCTATAATTCCTACCGCTACTAAGTCAGCATCTAACTTGCCTGTCCTAGCATCTAAGCCTCTCTCAACGTGCATAGTCGGTGGTAGGTCAATGCCTGCGTTCTCGGCTATGGTTCTCATGGGGGCTGAGAAAGCCTTCATAATCAAATCATCCTTGCTATCCATACCGTAGTAGTTTAGAAGTATACCACCACCTGCAATAGTACCGTTTCTCATGGCGGCTCTCACGGCGTTAATAGCATCGTCAATGCGTTCCTTCTTCTCTAGCATCTCAATCTCGGTTGTCGCCCCCACATAAATAGAAGCAACACCCTTCGTCAGTCTCGCAATTCTGCGTGTTAGAGTCTGCTTGTCCCAATCGTGGTCTGCGTTATCTGCCTTTTGGTATAGGTCATCTAAGTGTGCATCGTCAATGCCTGTGTCTGTTTCTACTACACAGGAATCCTTGCCGCATTGCACTAGCGTAGCATATCCCAATTCATGTTCTTTAACCGTTGTAAGACTGTCGCCTAAAGTCTTGTTGAAGACCTTGCCGCCTGTCACAGCACGAATATCGTAAGCCCAATCTTCCTGTTGCTTACCCATAGAGGGAAGTTTGACAAGGCAGGCGTTTATCTTACCTTGCACTACGTTAATTAATAAGTTAGGAAGCACAGACTCGTTGTAGTCTGCGCAGACAATCAACAGCCCTTTCTGTTCTTTGAGCGACAATTCTAATGCCGGAACAAGACTTTCAAAGTTATTTATCTTGTCAGTAGTAATCAGCACGTTGGCGTTTGCCATCTCCTGTGAGAAGTGTGGGCTTGCTGCGCCCGACTGTATCTCTAACCCATCCTTTATCTCAAAGGTGGTTTCAAATCCACTCCCATGCTTGAGAGCAATCGCACCTTCCGACCCTATGTTTAACATAACATCGGCAATCAAATCACCTAACTCTTGGTCGTTGTTAGCGGCAATCTTAGCCACCGAAGAAACATCATCAACGGTTTCGCAGGGTTGGCTGTGACCTTCAATATTTCTAATAATCTCGTCTACCTTCTCCTGTATCATTTCAAACAATTCAAGCCTGTCCTTTCCGTCTTCTATCTCCTTGAAGCCCTCGTTGCATAGAGCCTGAGCAATAACAGTAGCCGTAGTAGTACCGTCACCGGAAATACCTTGCGCCTGTTCTGCTACCTGCTTAATCAGGTCAATACCCATCTGCACATAAGGGTCGGGGTCATTGACTGCTCTCGCTACACTCACACCATCGTTAAGTATGAGGGGAAATGAATCCTCTTGCTGTATTATAACCGTTTTAGCACTTGGGCCGAGTGTCCCCTTGACCGCATCTGCTACTTTGTTAATGCCTTGTAAAAGTTTCCTTCTCGCTTCTTTACCCATTAAAAGTGTCTCTTCCACCATCTCTTCACCTTCTTAATAAAATTCCTAGAGGGACTTATTCTCACACTACACACATCACGTTGCTCGCGGTTGTTCCGTAAAGGTCGCCTGTCACATGGACAAGGTTATCCTCATCTGCCAACACCACCTCATCACCTATGGTAATAGAAGCAGGCCAAGAGACTGCATCACCCATACTTTCAAGGTAATACTTCTTGCCCATGCTTACTATAAGCCCTATCGAACCGCCTATCTCTTCTTCACCGTCTGTCACGGTTAGGAGAACGTAATTGCCTAGCGCAATCGCCATCAGTCCCACCCGTCACCGTCAGCATCTAACGTGGTTTGGGTAGTTTCTACCATAGCCTCAACCTCATCGAAAGGCCACCATCCGTTCACGGAAAGTCGCTGTTCGTTGGTGTCGCGGGTGCGCCATGTCTGACCCACTAAGAGAATCTTTGTTCCAACGGCAAAGTCCACTCGGTGAGCGTCATCAGCCCCTACATAAACTTCAACCACAGGTGCGGTAGAGGCTATGTCAAGGTCGGCACAGACAAGAGTGTAGCCACCGTTGTCACGGGGGTCAATGTGTATGACCTCTGCTATCACACCAAGCATCCTGTCCCACCAACCATCTTTGCCGTTGAATGTATCGTAGTAAGCAGGCAGGGCATCTAAGCCACTAAGCATATTCTCTTCGCCTAAGTGCGCGGCCATCAGTCCCTTCGGGTCTGTCTCAAATATGTCAGCCTTTGAGGGGTCAAGAGTCACATCGGTCATGTCAGCCTTGACATATGCCTTGTCTCCGTTTGCGCCAAGCCTTAGTGCCATAGTTAGTGGCGTAAAGGTTGGGAATTGAATGTCTGCTGCCTTGCTCTGTGCGGTCACAGTAATGGCTCGCCAATCTGACTCGCCCTCTGCCCTTCCAAAGAATAGGGAAGTCCTTTCCCTCTCGTTCTGTGGTCGTGCTGCGCCGTACTTGAAATTCTTATCACCGCTAGGGAATGTGGGGTTGTTGCTGTCCCACACGCAGTAGAAGTGAGTCATGCCGTCTAACTGCATTGCGTTGTTAGGCAATTGGTTTACCTCACTAACCTCTTGACCGAAGAAATCTTCACGGGCGTACCTAGTATGAGTACCATCGCCGTTGTCATTGAAGAGAACAATCTTGCCGTTATCTACAAAGGTCTGTCTGACCTCTTCGGAAGCGTTCATCAATTGACCCTTCATCTTGTTGTAAAGAATCTTACCCCACTCCTTCGGGCGCGGTACGCTTACAAACATACCTTCCATCTTAGTAGCACCTGACCGTGCCAACCTTGCGTTAGCATTCCTAATCTTACTGCCTGCTACCTTTAGAGCAAGAGCGTAAGCGTCTGCCTCAGTCTTACCGGCATTCTTCCATGCCTCACCCTGTGAAGCAAGCACCTCATCGGTGTGCGCCTTTAGGGTAGCCACATCGGTATTCAACGTCTTTGCTGTTCTCTCAATAATCTTCTCGTCTATCATTCTTGTCACCTGTTGTTGTAAATGTCGCTCATTTTATCCGCCTATAAACCTAACGGCCTACCATCCGTACAAAATTTGCGAGTATAATATTAGGCTCTACGCCTGCTACGAAGTCCCTCTCCGCAGTAATGGCCGCTTCTATAACGGTTAATTTAGAGTTAGTATTTGCTGTAGAGTTTACAGCGTAATGAAACACTTGTTGTATTGTAGGTCTAGGTTGAAAACCCTCAAACATCTTTAGCGCGTGGTCGAAAGCCTTCTCCCTAAAGCATAGAGAGAGGAAGCCTTGAGAGTCAAACTTGCTGTCGCCAAGAGACAAAATGAATTGCGTCTTGTTCTCAGCACCGTGGTATGCTTGAAGGGCGTTAATAGCAGCACGCAAATCTCCCGCGTGCGCAATCATAATACTACCCAATTGCTTACCCGTAATCTCCACGCCTTCTTTACCCACTATAGTAGCAAGCCTCTCAGCCATGTGTTCTTCACTTATGGCGTGGAATGTATGTACCATACAGCGAGACTGTAGCCATGAGGAAACCTTACTCAAATCATTACAGGTCAGAATAAAAATACCACAAGCATTCTCAATGACTCCCTTCAATGCCGACTGTGCGGCAGGTGTCAATTGGTCTGCCTCGTCTAGTAGAAACATCTGCTTATCCTGTCCGTTGCGAGACATGGGAAGTAATTCTTCTTCTACAAACTCAATGCCCCTAGTCCTTTTGCTACTCGCATTGTAGGCGTGCATGACATATCCTATCTCAGCAGCAAGAGCATAAGCCAAACTTGTCTTCCCTGTCCCTGCCTGTGGGCTATAGAATATCATGTGGGGGAAGGGTTGGTGTTCGGGACTGTTGTTCTTCGCAACAGACACGGGCATAGTCAAAGCATTTAGAATATGGTCTTGCCCTACTATCTCATCAAGAGAGGGTCGGTGTTTAACTGCCCAAACTTCACTCATATTAATCGCTCTTGGTGTAAGGGGTGGCTTTCCAACGGCTCGCATCTAATTGTCGTGGCAGGTAGCGCGCTTTTATCTCTCACCGACCTTCGCCCGATGCTTGGATAGTGGTTTGGACAACCCCAAATGTGTTGCCTCGCCACACCCTTACAAAATACCGTGTGCAATATCCGCCTATAAACCTACGCAAACTTTCGCTCTAGGTTGAGAGCGTTGAGTAATCTGTATAGGTGTGCCATCTCACCCTTAAATCCTACAGGGTTAGTCTCATCAGTCACCAAGCCAATAAGTATACCGAGCAGTAGCCCCCTTATCAGGTCATCGCCCCAATCGTGTGCCTGCGAAAGCATCTGCACAATTTCCGTATTCTCATCGTAGTCTGCTGCTTCAAAATCTATGTCTGAGAGGAAATGAATACAGTCCTTAAGGAACATAGCCGTGTTGTGGTTCTCCTTAGTCAAAATGTCTGAGAGCATGGGGTCTGTTCCATAACCATTCATGTTGGTTAGGAATTCCATCATCAGTCTCATGCCCTCATCCATTGATGGGATATAGTGTGGTTGATACTTTAATCATTGCACTTTCCTAATACAATGCAAGCATACGTCTGAGTCAGGAGGAAACACTCTAATTCTACCACATTTACACTTGTTAGCCTTCTTCTTCTGCTGTGGAGTCATCACAGTTAGAGAGCGTGAGTAAATAATGTCTTCCTTGCATTTAATCAAGTCTCTATCCACATCATAGACAAGGTGGCTTGCCTTCGTGCCGACAGCATTCTCTACTTGTTCCGCGCCAACCGCTTTGACTTGTGGATTTTTAGACATTAAAGCACTAAGACTATGAGGTGAAGGTACTGTTCTAACCGACTTGTGTTTTGTTAGACAGTCTGCCATGCCCTCCTTTGTCATTTTACCGTGTTCATAGAGCAGGTCTACTATTATGCGCCTGATGCGCCGATTGTTCGCACTCATACATAAGGATGATACTTAAGTGTATATGAATAGTATTATTAATCATCCAAATACATTGCTGCGTAGAAAAAACTATTATCACCGCTATATTCTTGTTCCATGACCCACTCCTTGTGCCATTTACTGCCTAGATACATACCAAATAAGAAAGGGATGGAAAACGGAATGACAACATACCAAAAAAATAACCCTAAATCCATTTGTCAGTCGCCTCTTTGGTCTTCCTCATACCCTTTGGTAATTCGTCTGACCCGACCCTGACTTCATTCGCCACACTTTTAATCGTTGTCACTATTTGCTTCCAATATTTGTCATTTTGGCGGAAAGGTGACGGTGCTATGTCCTCTTCCTTCTTTTTCTTCGGCCATTTAGTTTTACGTCTATTTTCTTTGACAGCGTAGGCAAAAATAGCCCTCACATAATCATCATCCATCTCCATGTTAGCCTTCGCTATCAGTCTCCACAGGTCAATGTCATCCCTGTTGGTTCTAAGAAACGCTAAGGCGTAAGGAATCGGTAGGTCTTGTATCAAATGCCACACTCTCTTTCTATCAGTCCAAGAGAGCATAGCCTCAACGGAAGTCAGTAGGTTTCTATCGCTTTTATTATAGACGTTATCTATAATGACATTATCCTCAGTCTTCTTGGTAATCTTGGGCGGCTTGTCAATCGTCACTATTAATCGGTTAGCAATATAAGGAAGCCACGCCTCTACATCTTTCTCAGTAAAGCGGTTTGTCCTAAGAATGTAAGTGGTGTCGGGGTCAGTAGGTGGTGTGTCTATCGAGCCTACCATCAGAACATACTTCCCGACAAGAAATTGCTCGTCATCGTTGGTAAAAATCACAACACCCATATGCCCACCTAAAATTTTTTGCTGACTAATTTTCTGTTTCGTCTATATATACAAAGGGGTCATGCGAGTAGACATAATCACAGAGCCTACGGTATTGAGTTTCAGAGAGTCCCCACGCATCCCTAACACTCTTCGCCGTCAAACTATACCCGTTATTATACCAATCAATACCCGAAGAAGTTATTATACCCACTAAACTATCAGCAATCATGGCCTCTATCAATTTCGGCCATTCGTCTTTGTAAATAGGCCGCTTGAATAAGTATCTATTGCTTTGACTTCTCCACGCTTTCATGTTTCCCTGTTCCTTCTCTTATGGTATATACCTTCTTCTTTATTGTTCGCTCTTGCGCCTTCCGGCCACTTACAATTCAGCGTAGCGAATACGCTGTATTGGTTGCGTGAACCTTCGGGGTTTAGTTTCCAAAGAATAGCCCTTTCTAATGTCTCAAAATAATGAGAAGCATCTTGCCTACTATCAAAGAAGCGCGGTGGCATCCTCACTAACTGCCAATCATCGTATTCTTCCAACCATCTTCCACTTCTTGCCTTACCTGTCACTCGCCACTTCACTCTACCACCTCATACTCTACATCTACTACATTTGGGGCTTTTAGAGCCGCCATCCTCAATTCTATATCGTCTAAAAGTTCGGGGTGCTGTCTAAGAACATCAACAAGAATATTACTCATGTTATTCATCTGTGCCTGCGCTAAAAGCAATTGGGAATCAACACCAATCTCTTTCTTCAATTGACCCACTAACTTTAGGCTTGAATTTGCTTGCCCTATAAGTCGTGCCGCATCAGCAACAAACTCAGACGTTATCCCGCCGTGTGCTTCCTTCCTTTCCTCTAACTCATCAAGGTAATTCTGCACTCTCACGACAATATCTTCTGCTGCATCTAACGTGTTAATGGTCTGCTTTCTTGCCTCTTCAATGTGCGCTGCCTCATCGGGGTCAAACTCCACATGACTCTCCATGTGTCTAATCACAGTACCTTCCGGCCAATTATGTTTAGTCTCTAAAAAATGCGGAGAAGTTTCTTCTTGCATTATCTGTCTCTCGCATTCCTTTCTCTGCTTGTGGTCGCACATTGGGCAGCCGCCATCGAGAACCCAACGTAGGACTTCCATGACAAACATATCATTCTCGTTCTTTAAGCGTTGTTGTATCTCAAGCCTCGTCTTCATGTTTCCACCTCCACATACCCTGCTTGCCTTCTTCCCCTATTCGCTCTACGTTTTTGTCGGCTTTTAATAGTTGTTGTAGTTGTCTAGGTGTAGGACATTTCTGTGTTTTGTATAGTGGTCGGCCTTCGTACACCTTTCCATTTTTATGCCTAACGGTGGTAGCCTCGGAAATAATAGTCTCCGCAGTCACAGGTTTATTTATAGCCTGTAAATATCGTGCTACTGCGGGCCAACACCCACGCTTCTTACTCATCGCTATCTTCATCACCTTCCCACTTAAACTCCCAACACACGCCTCTCGCGCCCGTGACAGTCCTGTAAGTAGTTTTTCTGTTGCTAACGTGTGGCTCTCGCTTGAGAAATTTACTCATTGTAGTAGAGTGTGGGCAATGCCGAGAAGAAGCCAATGACTTCTTACTCTTCAACATCTGAGCCTCACCTATTATCTGCTTGCACGTTGTGTAGTCCTCTCTGCCTTTCAAGTATTCTCTCACGGCAGGCCACCACGACACATGACCCGTTCTTCCTATTCTTTTACCTGTTCTACCCATCATTAGTCCTCCATAGTTTGCGGGCCAATCCTACACAGCATACCCTTTCTACCGCGCCTGTTTGTCTCCGGTTCGTATTCAAAGTACCAAGACTGACCCTCAAGGTTCTCAATCACCCAACGCTTCGCGCTTTGGTAATCACCCTGAGTTATCATACGGGAAATCTCCTTTAGCAGTTGAGACTTAGGTAGGTCTTGCTTCCAAAAGGTAGACCGAATCAATTCTAAGTCTGCATCCATAACCGTGCGCCTCTGTTGTAGTGACATATTAAGTATATTCTCTAAAGTAGGGTCTAGTGTAATAACAAGTGGCTCACCGCCCCTGTAAATAGGCTGCATCATGTGGTAGCCAATCGCAAGCCTGCGGAATAGGTCTGCTTCATAGGAACGAACATCAGGTCTGTTAATCCACTCACCAATGTCGTCATCAAAAAGAATGCCTGTTGGTGGGTTGGCTACTGCTGTCTCCATGCGGTTCTTTAACCATTGTTTTATCTCAAATGCTTTAGTCGCTAAATCTGTGCGCTCTTCTACGCTCATGTTAGACTGTAGGTGCTGCGCTTTCTTGTATAGCAATTCCTTTTCAGGAGTCATGTCTATGTCAATAATGAAGAATCTTCTGTCAAGACCGGAATCTAACTCAAACCTAGCAGGCTGTGTACCTGCCCACACGGTGTAGCGCGTAGTATATCTGACCCACCCATTGCGTAGTGCCTTCTGCACTCTGCCGTTGTCGAGGGAAGTCAGCAATTGGTTCTTCATATCCATGCTGTGGTCTTTCTTGGAAGCATCAGACATAGAAGAGAATTCCTCAAAGCCGAGGAAGCCACCGCACATCTCGCGGGCAATAGGTCTGCCTGCAATCTCACCCTCTTCATCTACGCTACCAAACATACCCGCCTCGGTAATAGAGTTAGCACCCATCATGGTTTTCATTCCCTGTCCCATGTCTTCGTTTTGGTTGTGTAGTAATCCTGTTCCTTCTGCTAGAAACATCAGTATCATTACTGACTTACCGCTACCCTTAGCACCTCTCATCAGAATGTGAATGCGCGTGTCAGGCAATTGTGACATTGGCGTGTAGAAAGGCATATTGTTGTGCCGCAGAGGACAGTTAGGAATAGTAAAGTCGTGGTCTTCATCCACCAACGGGCTGTCAGGGTCAAAGTCACAACGGCTGCACTTGTTAAGTGCGTTGAAAATGTGACTACCCACACTACACAGGAAAACAGGTAGTTTGTCTGCTACATCAACGTAGTGGTTTCTCTCAGCAAAGTCTAGTACGGCGTTAAAAATATTCATGGTCTAAAGTCTCCCTCACCTTCCTCTCTAAACGTTCCGCCTATAATGTCTTCTACGTTTACATACCTGTGCTTATTCATTTGCGTCAGTTTGTATGCGTAATCTTCTAACGCCTCTTCGTCAAAACCTAACCCGTAATTACTTTCAAGGTAATTTAACAGGGTGTCTGCTGTGTCGGTATCTACAAAGGAAGGGCTTGCGCTACCTAACACTACACGCGAGGAATGGGGTGAGTTAGAGCAGAAGGTTGCGAAAACGTCACACCATATCCATACGTTGGGGGCTATTGCGTAATCGTCTTGCACTTCTACAGAAGTATCACCGTAGTATTTCTCCACCTCATCGGCTAAGTCTACGAAATCGTAAGAAACAACGTGTCCGTGTTCTATAGAACCGTACTCGCTAAACTCCCTGTGGTGCTTAAATAAATTAGTCGTCATATAAGTCATTCTTCTCGCGCCATATTGGTTTAGAGACAACACTATATCCCGCACTATCGGGTACGTGTATAGCCATGTCATCGGGTTTGCATTTGGTAGAACCGTAGCCTCAACAGGGTAAAGAGAAGGTATGCGTAGAATAAAATATCTTTCACCGTTGTTATTATACACTTCGTACAATCTGTATTCCGGCCAACAGGGGGCGGGAATAAAATTAATACCGTTTACGTGTAGTAGGTTGGAGTAAATTTTGGCAATGGGTTTCACATCACCAATCAATGCCCTGCCCGCAAGCGCGGTGGCCGCGCCGTGTTCTGCTTGGTGGTACACCAACAGGTGCGTATCTTCTTTCTTGGGGGGTTTGTCTGTCCAAACAATGTCGGTAGAAGTATGCTGCTCTAACTTCATAGTACCCCTCCCTGTCTAACCCACTCTTTCTTGAAGAATCTTGGCATCTTACTCACGGGTGTCACTAGGTGTCCCCCCTCTTTTACAATTGCTAATTTTTCGTGGACTATTACTTTAACGGGTATTACATCATACTTAAGCACGCCCGTAGTCTTGGCTGTATCGCCCATACCCACAGGCATTCTGTCTTCACCCAAACAAATGAAGAAGGGGGACACTCGTAGTTTCTGAGACAATTGGTGCATACTATACCCCTTCTGAGACTTGCTTTTATTCATATTAGTATAGTCATTCAGTCTGTCTAATATTTCTCTCGTATTCATAGCCCCATGCTCTTTTACAATGGCATAAGCCCTCTCTTCCATAAGCGTACTACTCCGTGGCATAATACTCCTACTCTCCTATCCGCTATTAATTCTGTCGGTCACTTGATTTCTTCTGAAATAAAAAAACGTGATACTGCAAGCCGCCATTTTATTTTTTTAATTTCTTCATAGATGTTTTAGAGAGTTTCCCTTTCCTTAACTACCTTTGAAATAATTGAATAAATAACAAAACCGCTATACTGCTCGTCAGTTATTTTTTTCGAAACAACCGAATCAAGAGAATTAATTGACTCTCTCCCCTGTTATCCAACAGAACCAATTCCATTCAAGGGTGTCTACTTCTTTAGCCATCATATTACTTGTGTCACAAACTGCCCTCACTTGGGTATCATTCCATATCATATTCTTATCAACGTCAATCAATTTTTCTATCGCGGCATCTATAGCACCGTAAAAATCTTTAGCCCTTATTGTATCTATGCTGCCTCTAAATTTCTTAGGTTTGACAACCTGCACGTAGCCCTCCCCAACATCGTAGCGGCCTCTCACTATAACGTAGGGTTTGTTTACTACAATCTCTAAATTCATGTTGCCGTTGGCTACTCTAAAGTGTGGTATTCCACCCTGTATGAAGGACTGTCTTTCTACTCTACCTGCCCCACTCCATAGTTTTTCTTCAATGTAAGCATACACGCCCTCTATGTTGGTATAAGAATCCATTCTTTCAGCAATCCCCACAATCCTGTTGTCTTGGTCTACCCAACACAGAACAGACTTCATCTTGTATTCCTCTAAAAAGTCATTTAATACTTCATGCAAACCTATAACTACCATCGCATTTTCGTGAGTTTGCTTGTCCCAATCGTTATCTAAAAACTTGAGGAAATTATACATTACCCCTCTACAACCAATAGTATACTGCTCATTGTTATATTCTAATTCCACTTCCGGCCTGTTAATCAAGGCGTAATCCTCGTTCCTACTAAATGCCGAAGCATAGTTTTTCTTTAGCCGTGAAAGTTTTAGGTTCTTGAGTTTTATACTTGTGGAAGTTTTGTAATTTACTTTTTCTTCATGCCGTTGTTCCAATCAGCCCACCATTCCTCATTATCTATCTTGTCCTGTCGTACCCATGCCGCATATGCTTTCATAGTCGCCATGTAGTCATCCCTGACTGCAAACGTGTGGCCTCTAGGTGCTTTGACACCAAACCATTTGTACGCTCTCGCCAATATTTCTCTTTCACTCATCTCTTTTTCTTTTACCATTGTTTTATCACTCTCTATCTAACCAATCCTCATACAAGTCATACTCATCCATAGAATAGACTTTTGACTGCTGCCTTGAGGAATCGAAGTCTCTCATCTCTTTGTCACTAACTATACCCCTAGCACCACGTAGCAATTGCGAAACCCTGTTAGGGGTTGCTGTTATCGCTCTCGTTGGTCTGTATCTTAGTGCCTCTGCTATCTCCTGTGGAGACATAGGCTCGCGTGCCTCGTTTAGAATCACGCCTATAGCCCTCCTTGTTTGTATAAATCTACGCTTACCTCTTACACCCATATCTACACCACCCGTTGGTCTAATATAAAACCTTCTATGCCTCGCAGTCCATCACTTTTTGTATGTAAACTATGGCATCCATCATCTCTTCTTGAAGGTGTGTTAGCCATTCTTTAAGGGTTAAATCTTCTCGTTCCATTGTCACGCCGTACTTTTTCTCTCCCACTTCTGCACGCGCCTGTATCTTGGCACATACTTTATCCTCTATTTTACTCATGGTAAATAACTCCTTAGTGTTAGAATGGGACTCTTCAATTCTGCTTTTTTCTGCTCTACCAATTTTGGCACGGCGAATTTACCTACTGCCGCGTGACACACCTTGCACCACGAAAGTTTGCGCCACTCTTCTTCTGTAATGTAGCGGTACTCTGTCTTGTCTCCACAAATAGGAGTCTTCGCATTTCCATAGCGCGCGTGCTTCAAGTGCGGCATCTTCATTCGTCTTTCCCCCTGTAGTCTACGTGGTTCTTAGGCAACCTATGAAGCCGCCTGTTAATTAAATTTTCTATCAATTTAGCCGCAGACTCCGCACCTTTGTTGAATCTCTCTTCCGCCACCTTATCTCCTGTAGGACACATCTGTTCTTTAACGGTGGTAATATCTATCGTATCAAGAATGTGGTTGAATATCTCGTACTCCACATGGGGAACAGTCTTCGCTCTCATGCTGCCACCCACCATGAGGGTGTGTCAGTACCCTTGTCCCACTTGGCAAACGTCTTGCTGTGGTAGTAGCGTCTGTACGCTGCAACAGCAGTAGAACCTGTGGCGTGGAATAGGTAGCCGTCTTTAATGTGACAGGCTACGGGTCTATACTCATCGGGCATAGCAAGAGCGAAAGGCGTAAGGTTGCCTGCGGGTATAATCTGAGACATAGTGAATAACTGCTCTAAGCCTGTCTCGCAGAAGTGAGTCTTGCCGAACCGCTTACTATACTCGTCACATAACGCAAGGCCATGCACGACAGCCCATAGGAAATTGTTGCGTGAGTCGCCGCACCACACGGTACAAGGGTGCTTGTGGTAGCCACCCTTGAGGGGAGTACCCTTCTTGGTAAGTGGCATCATGTCAGGCGTAGCACCGTGGCGTATGACGGCAGAGCCGCATTGCTGTAGCAATTCTACAACCATCTTGGGTACGTGCTTGTCACAGTAATCTTGTGCTGCTAATACAGGGTCTTCGTTCAATACAAATATGTTCATATCTATGCCTCCAAGTAATTGCTTATAATCTTTGTCCTAACGCCCACGCAAGCACTACTCTTCTTCCATGTGCTTCTCGTAATCTCGGTAAGTCTCTCTCATAATCTCTCTACTAAAGGGTAGGGAAAGCCACACGGCTACCAATTCGTATAGCACTCGGCAGTCTGTCTCTCCTGTCTCTTCCCAATAATCATATTCTGCTTCGTATGCGTAATGCAAGTCCCAAAATAATTTTCCTAGAGTCTCCCCCAAATGGCCTATTTGCTCATCCATTTGTAGAACCAAATCTCTTATCTCTTCTACATCTTTCTCGTCTATATTCATAGATTAGACCACACCAAATACTTTAAGGGTTATTAATGTGGCAAGAGTTAGTTTTACCGCACCGAAAAGCGTGCGCCATAGTGCCATCGTTCCCATGTGGGACATAGACCAACACTCAATGTCTTCCCAAACTTGCCGTGCCATCTTACTCACTCAATTCTAATTCTCCGGTGTAAAATTTACCGTTTATTTTTATTCTAATCTTGTAGTCTACCCACGCCTGCGGTGCTGTATGAATGTGAATTATCTTAGCCTCTATTTTGTGGTCTGTACCTACGTTCTTGTAGTCACTCATTCTTCTCTCTCCGTGTAGTGCTTCTCTAAAGTATAAGGACTAAACTTCAACAGCAAATCGTCTATTGTCGTTTCATCCCATTCGGTGACGGTGAATATCGTGCCGGACTTCATGTGAACCTCTAACGTGCCACTATCCGTCTTGACGAAGCCGGAAACATCGCGCCTGTCAATCCACGCCACGCCACTCATAGTCTTGAGGGGCATAGTCCAATAGTCGTATTTCTTCTCTTGGTATTTCATTCTTCTTCGCCCCCGTAGTCTCCCATCCATGTCTCCTTAACCACGTTCTCCTTATAATCATTGAGCATGGTTTGTAGTTTAACCCTCAAAGTCTGTCTTTTTTCTGCTAAGGTCGCATATTCGGGGAAGGAAATTATCGCGTCAATCTTGTAGTCTACGCCGCCATAAGTCACCGTGCCGCCCTGCGCCACTACGAAGTTTTTAGCCTGCTCAATATCTTCTATGTTTATAGAACGGTCATAGCGGTGTGGCATACCATCTATAATCCACCTGTCGGCCTTACCTATCTTGTCTGCCTTTAGCATAGCGTCTTCGCCAACCTTACTCCTTCTCCACCTGTTATCCTCAGGGTAGCAAAGGCCGTGTGTCAGGCCGCGTTCATGCCTATACACGAAAAACTCAATCATGTCATCGCGGGTTATAGGCTCTAATTCTTCACCAATCTTTATCTGCCTCTCTAAATTCCTAATGTCACTCTCAAAATTATTCTTAACTTCTTTGCACTTGTGGAAGTTTTGTAATTCCTTGTTGTAATTATCACGGTTATTTTTCTCAGCCAACCATCTCTCACCGTTTTCTTCCCACAGGGTTTGCATCGTTTCTCCGTTGAGAATGTAGGCGTTGTTTCTGTCATTGTAGGCCGCATCTGAATATGTATTGTGGTTAAGTTTTCTGACGTATCTTAGTGAATCACTCCATGTGTCCCACTTGGTTTTGTGGGTAAGTATTAGGTTTGACCTACTGCTTGTTGTTCTCCACAGGAAGTGCATAGTGTCGTAAACGGAATTTCCTAGTTTTGCCTCTAATTGTTTTAGGGTTATAGAAATACCCTTCTTACCATAGACACCCTCATCGCTTGTAAACTCAGCATTGTATTTTAGACCCCTAATCCAATCGTAAACGTTCCTTTGACCACTTCCTATTCTCGTCACACTTTTTCTGTCTTGGCTGTGGTAGTCGCCTGTGTCTCCCCAAATCTCTCTATTCTTTAGCATCAAGTCCTTGTCCCTGCGCTCACTATCTTTTAGGTTCGTGTCTGCGCTCACAAGGTGTTGTAGCCCTATCGCAAACAGGTATGTTTTTTCATCGTTATTTTCTTCGCTCATTCTTCTTCATCTCCTTCTCTTCTCAACATTCTTACCTTAGTAAATTGAGTCTGCATAATTACCCTGCCCTTTTTCTTAGGTGCTACTGTGACCTTCTCCCAATGCTTCTCATCCATATCGCTGAGAATCTTAGCCATCTCATAGCCGTCTTTTCTAGGCAGGTAGAAGGCTTCCCACATTAGGTAGCCCTCGTCAGTAATGTAATTGCTCTCAATTACAATCTGCTTTCCGTTGTGCTTATTCGTATAGGTTTGTCCTATCTCCCAAATTGTCATATTTATCACGATAAGTCCTTTGCTTATAAGGTCTTTGTTTCCGACCACGCAAGCACTTTATTCAATTCTTCGACCTCAACCTTTTTTTGCTCATGGGCTTTGTCACAAAAGAATACTTTACTCTCTATGTTTCCATCTTTCGTAGTGGTGCTTTTATACATATTGAGAATATAAACTCCGTGTCCATCGAAGTTAGGTATTTTCAATTCACCCAAATATCCGTCATCTAAAGGCGCAAGTAGTTCCTCTATTTGTGCGAAGGGAACGGGTGCTTTGGAATTTATTATTGCCCTTATTTTTGCGAATGCTTCTTTAATTTTATCTTTACCAATCAATGTCATATTATTCCCTCACTATCCCTTGTAGTCTTCTTATAATGACTAAAGTATTGCACTCATCGCAACACCTACCTGTTTTCAATGGGCTTGCGTTGTTGCCGTAGCCCTCATAGGGTTTGCTACAAATGACGCACTCGCCTCTCAAAGTACCGACTCCCTGTATGCCCATCGGTCTTCGTGCTTTCTAATAATTCTTTCTAACTTCAAAACCTGCATCCTCAATTCGTTTGCCTCTTTCTGTTCTCTTACCGCTATTTTTCTTAGGCTATCTCTTTCTTTTCTCAAGTCAGCAGACTCTTCAATTGCTATCTTTAGAGCAATCGCATAACTTTTTATCTGCAATTCTTTAGCCGCTAAAATATCGTCATAATCTTCTTCGTGTGCCATTTTTTCTACCCCCATTCCTCTTCGTCTTCTAAGTAATCGTCTTCGTCTTGCTCGGAAAACATCTCGTAAATCTCATCGTGGGTATAGCCTGTGTCTGCCTCAAAGTCATCTTCGTCAAACATATCCTCGCCCAAATCATCTAACTCAGCAATACCAAACTTGCCCTGTTGGTAATTTACCTGTTGTATTTCTTCCGCCTCTCTAATCGTAATGTGCTTGCACCTGTCGCACTTTTTGTGCGCCTTGCTCTTTGCCTTGAATGTCTCTCCGCATACTATACAGTCTCTATTGAAGACGGTTAGACGGTTGCCGAAAGTATCATGCTCAAACTTTGACGGGTTGCCCGTATCATCGTAATTTTCATCACTCATTCGTCATCCCACTCCACTTCATAGTCTAATTTTATCGAACCCTCAACATATCCTATTTTTCCGCAGTCGGGGCATTTTACTTCAAAGGTTATAGTTTCTTCATCGTAGTCGTGTATGTCAAGAATGTCATACGGGTACGAATGGTCGCATTTTTCTTCGTGGTCTAACTCCGGTTGAGGGAGAGCGACCATGTGGTTCTCTACGGGCTTCATCTTGCCCTCACCCCGCCGTTGCCGCCTCTTTCTTCCCACTTGCTTATGCACAGGTCGCATAGCCATGCCACCATCTCGTTTCTGCCTCTAATCATGCGCAGAGGAAGACCCTCTCTTTCGCATAGGGGACAGTCGCCTATTTCAAACCTTATCTCATCCATGTTTCTCCCTCTCTCTTGTTGTTAATAAACGTTTTTACACCGACCACGCAAGCAAAAGTGCGTAGTAGAGAAGGCATGAACCGTAAGGATAACCCAATGACGGGAAACCCTCTCTACCACGACTTAAAGGAGGGAAATATCCCGCCATTGAGCGTAGGTGGGGGCGGAGAGGACTAACCTCTCTACGGCTGTTAGAAGAATGTGAACCGTAGGGCTAAAAGACCCCGCCCCCTTGTGTGTTTTTTTACCGTTGTTTTAAGCCACCACCCTTGCTAGTGCATCTTCCCATGCCTTGCCCTTAATGCGCTGTCCTGTTCCGACAATCGCAGACTCGGCCCTCTTTTCATTCACCTTACCGTCTTTGGTAGTGACCCAATCGTGGTCTATGAAGTCGCTAATCACGTTCACGGCCTGCCATAGCGTGCCATCCATGCCGCCTACTTGGTTCTGTTCCTGTTCCTCAAGCCCTAAAACCACATCGAGTATGTTTTTTCCGCGTGTAGCAAGCCCGAAGGGGTTATTCTTGTCGTAGTCCTTGCCGCCCTTCATCATCTCAGGCTTCTGAACAATCGGCAGGTGGTCTAAGTAAAACTGTACCCTCTCACCAATGTCCATGTCTATTTCCATCATGCCCTGAGCCTGTCTTGCCCACTCATCCATCATAACATTAGTCATGCCAATGGCCTGCTTCATCTGCTCAATAGCCTCATCCATGCGGCTAGTGTGGCGAACCACGAAAAGGCCGTTTTTCGCCTTCGCGTCACGAATCATCATGTTGTATTGGTTGCCACATTGCATTCTGAAAGTCTGAGGAATTACTCTAATCCCACTTGACCCGTCATGGCTATTCATAAGCGTCATGTAGGTCTGAATAGGCTCGTTGCCGTTTATGACTACCTCATCAGGTAGGGCTAAGTTAAACCATGCCCTTGCGCCATTGTTGGTCTGTCCTACCTTGTTCCACTCAAGCAGCCCTGTGCCTGTCAATTCGTGGGCTAAGTTAGCCACATCAACGTGCTGCTTCACATGGTACGACTTGCCCACTACGCCTATACAATCATTAGTATCATCCCTAAAGACTCCCCTGTGCTTGTGTGTTAGCATAGTGCCGCGCTTGTCATAAAGCGGCTCAAGGTTGGCTGTAAAGCCCAACCCCGCATTCTTGCATACTTCTTCTGCTGTTTCTCCTTGCGCGTCATCCCCGAAAGAACCCCACGCCTCTTGTCTCATCTGTCTTGTCATCTGTTTTGTCCTCCTTGTTAGGTAAATTGGGCTACATAGTCTCTGCCTTTAAAGGTATCGTTTCGACCACGCAAGCAGTCCCTCGCGCGCGTATAGGATAAGGAGAGAATCAGGTCAAAAAAACGACCACGCAAGCAAAAAACGATTCTAAGGGCTATTGTAGGCCGTTGAAGTAAATATAGGTAGTTTGGTAGCCCAAAGCAAGAAAGTCCGTCAAATCGCGTTAAAATGAGATTTGTAGCAAACGCCTATACTTTGTAGCAAAATGATTTGTAGCAAAAAATTTAGGCCAACCTAAAAAAATATTTGTAGTAAAAATATTTGTAGCAAAAAATTTGTAGCCTGTGAATTTGTAGCAAGCGAACCAACAAAAATTTGTAGCAACACGCGAGCGCGCACGCGCAAATGCTACAAATAAGATAGCCGTGAAAAAAAATTGCCCCGCGCCTACCTGTCCTCTTCCATTTCGGAAGGCGAGTAAGCACGGGGGCTTGGATTAAGCGCATTCATCGCAAATCACGCGCATGGTTGGTCGAGTGAAGTCATCCTTATGAACCTTTTTACTTTGGGCAGTATTTTTCTTGCTGTTGCATACAACGCAGGTCAAATCACACCCGCGCATCATAGCAACGACAGGGGCGACTTCAATGAAATCCTCGGAAGGTATTTTTTTCTTTACGGGTGAAACTACTCCCTCTTTCCTCAATGCTCGCGCTATCTTGTTTGACCTGTGGTTGGGGCAGGTTTTCTTATGACTGCGCCCCTTAATTGCGCCGCAGCATTCGTGACGCTCTCGCCCCTCTGAATATCTGCCGTTGGTTGAGCCTGTGCGCCTCTTTGAATCTCCGGTGGTCTTGCCACCCTTGCGGCCTGCGGCCTGCTTCTGCTTATCGTAGGGTTTGAATGTGCCGTCTTCCCACCTGCGCATATAGAATAGGCCACTCCGACTCTGCTTATAACTACTTCGGTAGGCAGTTTCGAAAGTGAGATAGCGAGTTTCGAACCACAAATTATGCCCGTGGCACTACATAGATGGACAGGAAAAACCTTGACAGAAAAGTAGCGAGAATAATAGTGAACGCCGTGATAGAAGACCCCGCAGGGATAGCGTACTACAACCGTGCGATAGACCAATTAGAGGCCGAGGGATTCTATGAGGATTGGTCTGAGAACGTTGAAGACCTGTGGCTTGCGATAGCCCTAACATGGGCCTCATGGGGTGAGGAATAATGCTTCGGTGGTGGCAAAGAGCATGGAATAAATATGCCCTTAAAACAACGTGGCTACCCGTCTTCAAGCGGGGCAAGGATGAGCAAGATAACTACGAGAAAGGCCCGTATTCGGGCATTTGGGGCTATTCTAGAGACAGTCCGTGGTGGACAGGGGATGGTGATGATTGGTAGCGAAAGGTTCTTAAGCGGAGACTTACCCGCTTGGTTTGGTGGTCGCATACGAACCACTCCCTTCCCTCATCATGGTGGGAAGGTGTGGAAATATAACCCTGAAACTTCGTGAGAAGAATCGGGTAGTGTTGGAGAAGTGTCTTTAGCGTTGTGTGTGGGTCTTGGTTTAGCGGCCACTTCGCACACGCAATCATAGTGATATGTCGCCGTGAGGTGCAAAGGAGATAACCTTCAATAACCCCGATTCTGAGGTATAAACAAAAGTCCTGTAAAAAGAAGGAGGCGGCATTCTCGCTGATATAAGTCTCGCTAGTGGCCCTATGCAAGAGGTAGGGGATATGTTTTGAGAGCGCATATGCCGGATATGCCGAGAGTACCCTATCTCTCACTCACACGCGGGGGCGTGCCTGTAATCGTGACTTCGTATGCGACCTACCACCCTTATAAATTGTAGCAACCCACGCACTATTTGTAGCAAGGTCGGAAAGTACGAGGGTATTTGTAGCATATGGGAATGTAGGGTCGGCCTCTTTCAGTCTTTGTAGCAGAAATACCTCCCTTATAATACTTACGTTTTTTGACATTTGTAGCAAACACTAAGTGTGGGCCAAAACACCTACCCCCTGCATCACACTAAGTGCGATTTTTACACTACCTTTTATTTGTAGCACTCGATTTTTTAGTTTTATTTGTAGCAAAGCCTCTCTTTCGGTAAAATTTGTAGCAAAACCGCGAAAAACGCCGAAAAACCCCAAAATGCTACAAATTTGTAGCAAAAAGGGGCTAAACCGGAAGATTGATAAGCACAAGCCCTGTGGCATGGCTATGAAGCAAGAAATAATGGACAAAATACACAAGACCGCAGGTGAGAGGATAGACGCAGGCTCAATGCAATGTGAGGCGGATTTCTTCATAGGTGCAATGAGTATGTACCTCGCCCTTCACCCTGAGTCAGAGGAAGACGGCTCATGGTGTCCCCCTTCGTGGATGTTCACCATTATGCGTGGTGACAGCGTGGTTGAGAATGCCGCCGAGATAGAGGCAGACCGAGCGATTGAGAGAGCCGAGATTAAGGCCGAGAGGGATTATGACGATAGGCACGCCTACGATAGACCGTATTACTGATTGAGTCGGGGTCTTTGACCCCCTCTCTTTCTTTTACCGTAATATTTGTAGCAAAGTAAAGCCGTGCCACGATATACTGCTACAAATTTGTAGCAAAATATCCTACAATCGAAACCCTTAAGAGGGGAGGCTTAGTGGAGGGTACATGGAAAACCAACCGAGAACAATATTGACGAGCCTACACATATGCGATGAGATAGACGGAGTGCTTCACTTCATACCATGCAGCGTGACCGAGAACGTGGCGGGCTACACCCCTATGGGTAAGCCACAGAACGGCATGATGGGCGAGAGAACGATAAACGACCCTATGCCGTGGTATTGGGGGAACACAGACGAAGAGTGCCAAGCGATATGCGATGACTATAACCTTGAAACTTTCGGCATTACTCGCAAAGAGGCACTTGAGATAATTGCCTCAAGCATGAGGGCGCAGAACAACCACGACTACTAGACGCAGAACGTTGGGGCTTATAACCCCTTCGTTTTGTTTTATGATTCACCGCTACAAATTTGTAGCAAAACAAGGTGTGCGGTGCGTGTCTAACTATGCTACAAATTTCCAACCGAAGGGTTCATAAGGTCAAGCCTGTTGCGTTAATCATGGTGCGATACCTAAATGAATATGATGCAGAAGAGATGTATGACGAGTGGTTAGACTCGATGGGAGAGGTTGAAGTGTGCGGCTTACATTACCGCGCTTCAAGGGTCTTGAAGGAAGTAGACCCTATAGCGTACAGGTGCGGCTTCAATGACTTCCTCGATGCCGAAGGCTACGAGATAGACAACGACTATTAGACTTACGTGTTTTTGATTGCTGCGGGCGGGGGAGGTGGTAGCCCCCCGCCCCACATTCTTTAACCCTCAAAAATTTGTAGCAATTAATTCTATTCCTTTCGTGCGTTTACTGAAAGAATAAAACGTTAGACTGCTACAAATTTGTAGTAATTAATTTATTCCTTCTTATATGTTTTAGAATAGTCTCTTTACCTAAACTACTATTGAAAGAATTGAAGAAATGCTACAAATGCGTAGCAGTACCACGTTTAATTAATTCAGTAGAGTTTGCTACAAATAAAAATAATAGAAACCCTTAAGAGGGTAAGCCTCTTGGCTCTAATCATGCTAACAAGGAAGCATTACAACAAGATGGCAGAAATAGTGAACAAGGTAGAGGACTTCGACAGCAAGGTTGAGGTCTATATTGAGTTTTGGAAGTGGGCGGTTGAAGACGGAAACCCTAACTTTGACCTTGATAGATTTCGGGATGCGTGCGGTTTCGGCGTTGATGCGGTTTTCCGTGAGCCGGAGGATGCCGAAGAGAGGCGGATTCATAACCGCGAGGTCGCGGCGGCTTCTGACTACTGAACGTAAAAGGATTGGGTTAATAGCCCTTTCTTTTTATGCCTAAAAAAATTTGTAGCAAAGTCACCCGTGACGGCAAAACGCACTAACACCGCACGCGGCTACAAATTTGTAGCAAATACCGCTAATTACGATGCTACAAATACGCAACCACAACCCTTAATAGGGCAGTCCCCCTCGGAGGGTCATGGAAATACTTACGAAAGACGAATACGAATACGCCGACATACGCATGACCGAGGATGACCCGCACTTGTGGGTTAAGACCCCAAAGGGGATAATTAACGTCTTCGTTGGGTATAATGGTAGGCTGAATGTCACCCTGTGGAGTCCTCACGATAAGAAGGTCAGTAAGAGGACTTCTAGGGGCGAGATGCAGGTCACGAACATAGAGGTAGAGTGAACGTAAAAGGTTAGGGCTTATGGCCCTTTCCTCTTTCGCTCTTTAAAATTTGTAGCAAAACGCCTCTTGTTGCTGCGAAACAACGTCACCCGTGACCTACTACAAATTTGTAGCAAATACACACCCACCACCACACCGCGAAA